AGATGCATTTTGGTCTTATCAATTTGCAAAGGCTTTAGGTTTTAAAAATGTTCCTGATTTTATTGTTCAAAGGATTGCTACAAATGCAGAATGGTCTTATGAATTTGCTAGAAATGTAGGTTTTAAAGGTATTCCTATTTCTATTGTTCAAGTGATTGCTACAGATGCAAGATGGTCTTATTATTTTGCTAGAGATTTAGGGTTCAAAAATGTTCCTGATTCTATTGTTCAAAGGATTGCTACAAGTGCAGAATGTTCTTATGAATTTGCCAAAAGTTTAAAGTTCCAAGATGTTCCTGATTCTATTATAAGAGGGATTGCTACAAGTGCAGAACGGTCTTATGAATTTGCCAGAGGCTTAGGGTTCAAAAATGTTCCTGATTTTATAGTTCGAGGGATTGCTACAAATGCATATTGGTCTTATCAATTTGCAAAAGGTTTAGGTTTGAAAGATGTTCCTGATTTTATTGTTCAAAGGATTGCTACAGATGCATGGTGTTCTTATCAATTTGCTGAAGGATTAGGTTTTAAAGATGTTCCTAATTCTATTGTGCAAAGGATTGCTACAGATGCATGGTGGTCTTATCAATTTGCTGAAAAATTAGGTTTTACAAATGTTCCTAAAATAATTATGGATAAGGTTAAAAACAAACATGCAATGGTATAAGGTATTAAAACAATCACAACAAAGAGATTCGCAGTTGTTTTTAAAGCTATTAAAAACTACAGTTAATAAATTGCTTCAAGAGGGCAAATTGATGCCTGAAGTTCAGATAGAAAAACTTTTAGAAAAGGGTGTACCTGGTACAGCAGCGATTTTAAAACCAATGATAAACAGACTTTTAGAAAATAAGGGAGTAACAAATAATTCTAAAAATATTGTAAAAATTGTTGCTACCAGTGCATATTGGTCTTATTTATTTGCTAGAGGTTTGGGGTTTAAAGATGTACCTAATATAATTATAGAGAGGATTGCTACAAATGCAGGGTGGTCTTATGAATTTGCTAAAATGTTACATTGTCAAGATGTTCCTATAATTATTACAGAAGGGGTTGCTAAAGATGCACAATTATCTTGTATGTTGGCCCAGCTATGTACTAACTATTTGGGTGTTAAAAATGTTCCTAATGCTATTATTGAAGGCATTGCTAAAGATGTATTTTGGTCTTATAAATTTGCTGAAAGTTTAGGTTTTAAAAATGTTCCTACTTCTATTATTCAAAAGATAGCTACAGATGCACAATTGTCTTATAAATTTGCTAAAGGTTTACGATTTAAAACCAGGAATATTTTTATTATTGGAGCGATTGCTACAAATGTGGGGTTATCTTACTGTTTTGCTGATGGTTTGGGGTTTAAAAATGTTCCTGCTATAATTATTGAAACGATTGCGACAAATGTATATTGGTCTTATAGATATGCTGAAGGGTTAAATTTCCAAAAAGTTCCTGAAATAATTGTGTTAACGATTGCTAGAAGAGCAGAGTTATCTTATCGTTTTGCCAAAGGTTTAGATTTCCAAGATGTTCCTGATTCTATTATAAGAGGGGTTGCTACAGATGCACAATGGTCTTATGAATTTGCAAAGGCTTTAGGGTTTAAAAATGTTCCTAAGATAATTATGGATAAGGTTAAAGACAAACATGCAAAGGTATAAGGTATTAAACAGTAATAAGTCTATTAAGAACAACAGTTGATAACTTATTTGAAGGGGGCAAATTGATTTCTGAAAGCTATAGGTTTAGGGTTTAAAGATACCAATGCATATTTGACTTATGAATTTGCTATATGGTTATGGTTTAAAAGATATTTCTATTATAAACAACAGTTGATCACAGTGGGCTTCGTTAGAATTGCGTAATGTTATTCTATATAATAAATTATAGTCAGTTTAAGGTTTATACTCCTGTAGATCCAAAGCCACCTCCTCTGTCTTTTTTTTTAGTTTCCTCGTCAAATTCAACAACTTCCACGATTAGAGCCTGCTGGACCGGTGTAAGCACAGCTTGTGCTATTCGGTCGCCAATATTAATATAAAAGGCTTTATCTTTGGATAAATTGAACAGTATTATTTTTACCTCATCCAGGTAATCGGCATCAATAGTGCCTGGCGAATTAGTTATTGTGATGTTATATTTAGCTGCTAATCCGCTTCGGGGTCTAATTTGCATTTCATAATTAGGAGGTATATTAAAAGCTAATCCCGTCCTTACCACAGCTTGTTCTAGAGGTTTAATTAGCACTTTTTCTGCCGATGCGAGGTCGAACCCTGAGGATTGGACTGTGTGATATTTTGGCACAGTTGCTTCAGGAAGGAGTTTTTTAACATTTAGTACTAAATTGTTAGTATATTTTTCTAAAGATTCTTTTGTCATAGTTACCTCAATTGCATTTTGAATTTCCACATTCTATGCAAGATGAGCAGCCATCTTGTCTGACTATTTTTCCACCGCATTTGTCACATTTTTCACCGGTCCCGATTCCATCCTTGATATATTTTTTTAATGCTCTAGCCATAGCTTTACTAAAGCTAGTAAGATGTCCGTTGGTTTTCTCTAATTGCGAGACAATAAACGATACATCTGCCCCATGCCTTAATGCTGTAGATGTTAGTCTTGTTAGTGCTTCTTCATCTTCGTTGATGTATTTAGTTATATCGGATAAAGAAGATCCATCGTTAAATTCGGCCTCGTATTTACCTTTAGATTTTTTTATTATTTTTCCGTTTACTACTGTTTTATCTATCATTCCATTTTGTCCAGCAAATACTTCATACGGGTCATTATTGAACAATCCCACTAGGACAAAATATTGTACTCCTTTTACCTTGACATGATGCACATCGCACGGTAATTCAGATGGTCGTTTTGGTGCTTGTGTTTTGGTAATTTTTTCCTTTGCTTTTTCTTCTGTATTGACCAGTACCCCTGTTCTACACCCATCTCTATAAACTGTAATTCCTTTACATCCCAATTGCCAAGCTTTTAGATAAATATCTGATACGACTTCTTCAGTTACATCGTTTGGAAGATTAACTGTAGATGAAATAGAATTATCTATCCATTTTTGCAATGCTGCTTGCATTTTTACTCTATTAATCCAATCGATATCATTTGCTGTGGCTTTATAGTAAGGTGATTTTTCTATATCATCAGTTCCATTTATTTTCATCCATCGTTGCAAACCATGATGATAAACATCGAAGTGCATCCACTGATCACCGTTTTGGTCTATAAAATCAGTTCTAAATCCTTTATCACTTGGATTTCCTTTTTTACGTCGCATATATTTGAGCATAAACACCGGTTCTAATCCAGAAGTTGTTTGTGTTAAGCAAGAAACTGATCCAGTAGGTGCAATGGTTAACAGCACCATATTACGCCTACCATATTTCTTCATATCTTCCCATAGTTCAGGATCTGCCTGTGCTATTCTTTGTATGAATCCTGATTTAATATCTATGTTAGAATCATATTGTGGGAATGGGCCAAGTTCTTTTGCCATTTCTACTGATGATCGATAGACTGACAGAGCATATTGCTTTTGCATTTCTTCACAGAACTCAATAGATTTTTGACTACCATATTTTATATTTAGAGCAGCCAAAGCATCTCCCAATGCTGTAAACCCACAGCCTGTGCGTCTATCCAAAAGTGCTGTTTTTCTAATATTATCCCAAAGATCTAACCCTATTTTTTTTATATATTCAGGTTCAGGATCGGACTTAATTTTAGCAATAATTCTATCTACGCATTCTATTTCCAGATCAACAAGATCATCTCCTAATCTTTGGATAATTCTTGCATGTTCTCTGAATAATTTATAATTAAAATATGCTTTATCAGTATATGGGTTTTCCACATAAGATAATAAATTTAAAACAAGTAATCGGCAACTAGCATATGGTGGCAAGAACTGCTCTCCACACGGGTTGCTAGATGTTTCAATATGCCCATAATGATAGCCAGTACTTTCACGATGGACAGTATCAATAAATATACAACCAGGCTCTGCCATTAACCACGCTGAATGAACAAATTGTGACCATATCTCTTTAGCTTTAACCAGTTTAGTTAAACGCGGTTGGTCAGAATCTACAGGCCACTGCAATTGGAATTGACTGTCTTTTAGTACTGCTTCCATGAATTGGTCGGTAAATTTAATACTAATATTTGATCCGGTAACTTGAGTAAGATCTTGTTTTACAGTTATAAAATCTAAGACTTGAGGATGTGCTACATGTAGTGATTGTAAGCTTGCCCCTCTACGACCGAACTGTGCAACTTCTCTAATAGTATTAGAATATCTTTTGACAAATTCTATCATACCACTGGTGGTTTTGGCGGCATTGCTAACAGCCATATTAGCTGGTCTAAGATTGCTTACATCCCAGCCCACTCCCCCACGCCTACAAGATATTTGTGCTATTTGAGAATCTGTGTAATTTATTCCTAAATAGGAATCGTAAGGAGAGGGTAAAACGAAACAATTTCCACTAGATACATACTGATATGGATTACCTATTGCATACATCGGAGAACCTTGAAATACAATATACTTAAAACCCTCTTGTAATTTGTATATTTGTTCTTCGGTTAGTGGGTTTTTAAATTTTGCTTTCTCTATTCTTGCGAATTCCTTAGCAAGTCTAGAATGTAGATCTTTGGGAGTTTTTTCTAAGATATTATCTTCATTATCTCTTAGTGCGTATTTATCCACAAAAACTTTAGCGGCCAGTTCATCACCATTAAAATATTCTAAAGAAGCATTATAAGCATCATTATAGCTGTATTTTTTCATTTATTATTCCTTTTCACAACTAACAATTTCGGAAATATCTGTCTATAGAAAAAACAAATCACATTGCAATCATAGTCCAGGTCTCTTTAGATTTTGACCGCAGATACATCCGTTATCACTAGTATTAACATTTGTATCCATTCTACAAAAGGTCGTTTTGTCGCGTTTTCCAAATCCAAACCTCAATGCTATGATGCAATGTGATTGTTAATATTTTTATAGTATATAAATATATCTAAAAACCATATTTTGTTGTTACAATATCGTCTTTTTAGAACAGTTTAAAAAACAAAAATTTATGTGAATGTAATTTTAATTGATTCGCTATACAACTGATAAAAAAGTTTGAAAGTAATACTGATAAACAAGAGAAACTTTTTTGCTTTTTAGATTTTTTATTTTAAACCATTAAATTATATTCAATATTCTGGTTTTTTTGTTCTTCTTGCTTCGGCATTTTTCAATATAGCCTCCTTACTGGTTAAGTTACGACGCATAGATTTTTCTTTACATTTATTACATAAAATAAAAGAATAGTTTGTATTAATGTTCGGTTCAGAACATAAAACACATGGATGTTGTTTTATGATTTGTTCCATATCTTTTTTCATGCACTTTATTGCTAAGTGTTATGTTAATAGTGGTATTTTTCCTTCTGGCAAAAATTGTTTCCAGCACTCATCTATATTTTTACTAAGATGAGACGCCAAAGGATACCACCTAGGCTTATGCGGTTTACTTCGTAACACGAAACCTGATTCTTTTAAGGTTCGATCTCTTTTTTTAGAATTACAATGGAAGCAAGCAATTACACAGTTTTCCCAAGAGTACTTTCCACCTTTAGCACGTGGAAACACATGATCTACAGTAAAAGTTTCATTGTTAACTCTTTTGCCACAATACTGACAGCTATAGTTATCTCTTAATAATAGGTTTTTCCGAGTTAGGTTAATTTCTATCTGTGGAATTTCATTGTATTCGGTTAAAACTATAATTTTAGGCACTCTAACCTCTGTATGAGGCATTTTTATCACCTTTTGTCCTGGTATTGGTTCTAACAACTCCCACTCTTTCCAGGTGTACAGTTGTGAAAATTCATCATAAGTATCAATGATTTTGGCGCATTCTGTAAATACATCACAAATAGCATCTTTAGCTGTTTTGATATGGATCGCATTCCAGCTTTTATTTAATACTAATACTGGGCTGTTTAAGACGGATGACATAGCTTTCTGTTTCTTTCTGTATTGCAAATCATAAGCTATTCCGCTGATTTTCACACTAAGGCAGTGCCTTTGAACTTTTTCACTACTGTCCAGATATCGCCAAAATATGTTGGATTTCTATCAACTTTATGTTTTAACCGTTGAATTATTTTATTGTGCATTTGACTAACACGAGATTCGGACAGATTTACTTTATCAGAAATTTCTTTCATATTTCGATTTTCAAAATAATACAGCCATATAATTTTACGTTCCTGGGGTGTAAAGTTCAATCCCATTAGTTTGTTAAAGAATTCTTTTCGTATTATGCTTTCTGATGGATCTACAAAGTTACCATCTTCTATTTGTTCTATTGACATACCGCTATCGTCCTCATTTAAGTCATTAAAATTGTACATTACAGGAGGATTATACATAGCAACCATCTTATCAGCTTCTATTTCTGACATACCTATTTCTTCAGCAAGTTGTGCAGTAGACATTTTATATCCTTTTCTACTTTCTATAATTTGTCTATTTTTTTCAAACTTACTAGATCGACTTCTCACTAAGCGAGGAATCCAGTCGGATTTACGAATTTCGTCTAACATATTTCCTTTAATGCGTCTGGCGGCATAAGTTTCGAATTTATTGTTAAATCGTACTGGATCGAATTTGCTTATTGCATCATAAAGACCGTCAACTCCCATAGATGTTAATTCATCTATAGATAAATGATTAATCTTTATGTGTAATTTTTGAGCTATTTTCTGAACTAACGGATAATAGTGTTCAACCAATTGTTTATATGATTTTTCACATATTACACCTGCTTCTTTAGAAGTTAAAAATTGTTTCCAAAGTGACGATAATTCTTCTTTGTTCATATATATACCTCTGTTGTAAGTGAATTGCTATATTGATATTTATTTAATATTATTTTGGATTTAGCATGTCTTTTACATATGCTATTACGCTACTAAACCCCTTTTGTGTTTATTTTATTTTCATCAATGTCTGCGACAGTGTTTTTTATAGCCTGTTGGCTATCTTCTATTCCGTCATTATTTAAGTCTATAAATTGAGAAGGCACGATGGGAGTTGCTCTTTTAAATAAAGGATTCGACCTAATGGAATCTACTATGTCTTTTGTTGTATCGCTTTGTATTAACCGAACAGTGCCTGGTACCGGTCCATCCCCAAAGAAAAACTGTCTGTTTGCTATGCTCATAAGTGGTTTTTGTCCTTCTACTGTTTCGATCAATTCTTTAGTAGCTACACTTAAGGTTTTGGATTTTCTATCCTTAAAAAACTGCACATATACAAATATACCAATTGCTAATACACTGATACCAATCACAAAATAAGGAATTAAAGCAATGGTTTGTACTAATAATACACATACAGCTAACCCAATGGCACATACAATGCCTCCATAGATAGCTAGTTTATTGCCTTGGGAAAATATAGCGATCCCAGCGCAGATTAGCACACCAAAGAAACAGAATGCACTCCAACCCATGATTTTCTCTCTAAATTCTTTTGTAACATTTTCTTCTGCTTTTATTCTAGCAGCTTTTTCTTCCTCATACATCTCCTGCAATATGCTTACCCTACTGTCCGCTTCTGTTAATTGTTTTTTTATATTAAATAATTTAGAAATTATACCATCTTGTATAATTGTTTGTTCCCAGATTTTAAGTGTATGAGAACTCATTTCTTTTTTTAGATTATCTGGTGTAATTAGATTAATTTGATTTGTTTCGGCTTTAATAGTATCTGTTGTATCTTTTAATAATTGGGCAGAATTGTCTACGTCGTTTGTCGCATTCCCTATGGAGTCTTTAGGGTTAGAATAGTCTGATATAACCCCTTTATTACCACATCCAACCATAAAAAAACAAAAAATAAACCCCAATAATAAAAACAATAATCTTTGAAAAGTATTTTGCATATTTTCTCCTATATCAGTGTTTGCCTATCTCCCTTTTTCTCTCTTTCCATAATTTTATTTAAATATCCTTGTGCTTCGTTTTTGCTAAAGCTACGATAAGAATATGCAACTATATTATTTGTCATAAAATTTAATATTTTTGTATGGAAGCCCATTTCTTGCAATTTATTTGAATAGGAACGAGCATATACACTATCCCAATTAAAATATAACCCGGCAAATTTAATAGGATAATTCATATATACCTTTTTTCAGAAATATTAGCAAAACTAATTAAAAAGTCCATAATAGTCCAGGTGATACCCGCGGTTACAAATCCTGACAAAGGCCACATCCAATATATATCCATGTTATATAAATATGATATAAATAATACACATAATTCTGCCACTAGGGTAGTCCAAAAAGAAGTACATACTGTACACTTTAGCATACGCGGTAATCTGGGATGAAATCGTTTAAGTATTGATTTTAATATAAGATGATAGCGGCGAATAGGCCATTGTCGTTTCTTCTCAACTAAAATAACAGCCATTCCATAACCAGTTAAAACTACAAATATAAGATGAAATAGGAATTGCATAAAACCCTTTCTAATGACGATACTTTAATATGGAAAACATACCTTTACATAAAGATCTAATTAACCCCCCTGAAGAGTCTTTGCATCAATTGTTTTCAAATATAATCGAAAACGGACAGAAGATATTGACTTTATTCGTAGAACAAAAAGATTATGTTGCGTTGGGCGAAATGTCATACGCTTTAAATTATGTCAAAGACGTAATTATCAAAGCAACCTTAAAACAAAGACCAACAACACCTAAATTAGACAACCGCGAAAATCCTTCAGATGATAGCTGGATTACTGAGTTAGAAAATAAATTGCTCATGACAAAAAATAAATCTTAAAAGTTTTCGATAACATTATTCATATCTACCGCTACTGCAGATGTCGTATCAATTGTGGGCAACAGTGCTATAGCACTGTTGTTTGATAACTTAAAAACATTTGCTGATACTTCTGTATTGTTGTTTCTTAGTTTATTCGTATACACTTCGTACACATTTCCTTCTATTTCTATAAAACTAGCTTTTTCCCCCAAATGTTTAACATTACATTTAATAGTACGATCTTTTTGCATACTTCTTACTAACAATTCAAATCCTATTAGTCGGCAACAGCTAGCTAAGATTTTTTGTTCTTGCTCACTTAATGTCTTGGGCACACTTTTGCTATATGAAACAACAAATACATATAAAGCCTCTATTTCTGCCCAATACTGGTCCAAAGAGGCGATCATCTGATTTAGAGCAATATTCTCTTCTTCAGTAATCATTTATAAAATAAATTATATAACTTGTTTACTGTGTTTATAAAATCTGCATGTGTGGGAAATATTTCCCATACATGATATATGTCATCATATTCGACTGTAGCAATAATTTTACCATCTTCAAATTCAATATCGGCTGTTCCTTCTTGAGAAATTAAACTAATATAATTGTGCGCTTTCACTATAGTGTAATTGTGCTGCAAAACAAAATGATCCAGGAACATGTTATATATATCATACATAATTGTATCTTAATCAGATAAATCTTCACAGTGTTTCATCACCAATTTTTCATATTCCATCCATTTAGTTACTGCCCCATCCAACCACTCTTCGATGTCGTGATGTGTATTGTTATACTCTGTGTAAGCGTCTATCCATTCTTTGATAGTAAGAGTACATTCTTTACTTTTACTGTTTTTGAACGTCGATAACTGATCATTAATCACTGTAAGTTTAGCAAACATATCGTTTAATTTCGACCATCGGCTTGTGATGATTGCGAAATCTCTACTAATCTCGTCCATCTTTTCCTGTAGATGATTGGCATGGGTATAACAGAATTGTCGTGTATATTCATGTGCTTTGCGAGATTCATATATTAATTCTTTTATATTCTCGGTCAATCTATGGTGACATTTATATAAATCACTGAAATGAGTTTGAAACTTTTTGAGTACGTTGTTTTTCATAGTGGTGAATTGTAGCAAAAGTTTTTACACTTGTTGGTAAATTAAAGGTAAATTCAATCTAAATTAGAAAATAAGATTATGAACTGGTATAAAAGACATAACACTCCATTGGGGGTTATTCGAGAGGTATTGAAAGATCAGACCGACCTGCAAGCTCAAGATACACACTTTTCTTGTGGAGGAGCAACCATACAGAATCTTTTTAGACTGTTGCATCGTAAGTTACCTTCAGAAAAAGTTCTAAATCACAAGCTAAATACCCAACCAACCTCTGGCACTGCACCTAAAGCATTAGAAACATTTTTACAACGCAACAAAGTGCCATATACATACTATACGGATCAAGACGATGTAGAGGACATACTAAAACACGGAAATATTATTATCATAGAATATCAGGACTATAATAATAATAAAAACCTCGAAGACCGACTTGCGTACACATCAAGTCATTTTGCAATTCTTGCTGGATATGACAACCGTTTCTTTTATATAATAGATAGTTATTTACCCAAAAAAATGCCTACTAAAAGTGTAATTAAAAAAGTATTAAAAAACAAATTTTTACAAAATTGGAAAGCCCGATCTTATGATAAGCACACTTTAATGAAACGTTGGGGTCTTATAATATCAGTCCGTTAAATTGCATCATTTACAGCACATATTAATGACTGTTCGTTTAATAGACCCGTTAACTTACTAACCATATTCCCATTTTTAAATATAATCACTGTTGGCAGGGAATTAATATTGTATTTACCAGTAATATAAGGATTATTGTCTATATCTACTTTACCGAAAGTAACATTAGAAATACCAGATGCAACTTTTGATATTGTTTTATCTAATGCTTGGCATGGCTTGCACCAATCTGCGTAGAAGTCTACGACTACTGTTCCACTTACTATTTCATTATCAAAATTTAGATCTGTGAAATATTTCATATTAAAACCTCAATTCATATTGATTGTTTAGATGTTTTCTGATTATAGAACCATAGCCTTTATCTATTAATACAACCTGTGTACAATTCATAGCATTTAATACCTCTTCAATATATTCTTTAGAATCCCCTTCTATTTCACAATAGAAACCTAATTGGGGGATTTCGTCTATTTCTACTAAACACTTATTGAATAAATAACTATGTCGTTTTTTTTCGAATAAAAAAACCTTTTTATACCCCATTTCAGAAATCATTTTTTCAAATTTCACGCCATCTGAAACTAAAAATTCTACCTCGTTACGATGCTTTAGCTTATCACCCACTCTTTTTTGTTTTCTTTTAAATGTAACAATAAACTCTGTTTTATTATCATAAATAGCCTCCCTTAATCGAAGAACTTCATGATTGCTATTATGTAAAGCGTTTTTGTCATAAAAGGAATTGATTTCTAATCTTTTGTATTGAAGTGTTGCTTTCTTTGTTAAAAAGCTTATAATTTCACTCTTTTGTTTCTCATTAATTTTAAATTTAGCTTCTAATTCACTTTGCATATAGATCCTGTTTATATTCCTGTTCTAAGTGATAAGTAATATGCAATGCTAAAGCCAAAGCAGATACAACGCATTTCTGAAATGTATCATCAGCGTTGATTAATAAGCTTAAAGAACGTTGTGCATTATCCAAAGCACAGACAGCCCCATATAAAACTAATGTTCTTTCATGTTCAGTTAATGATAATTTGTCTAAAAATTCATTGGTCAATCGAGTTATTTCTTGATCATTCATATATATATTTTACCCTCCCCTTTACAATATTCGCAAATTTTGATTTTTGCGTTGTCATAAATATATCCATTACCGTTGCACAAATGACAACCAGAGCAGTACATAGTAACAATTTCTTTTTTTTCTATATACGTCCGTTCTTGCCCTGAAAGTATCAAATCTATAGGTTCTGCTCTGTTGTATAAATTTATTTCTTCTATATTAAGAGTATTAATTACTATGTCTGTTATTGTAAAAGTGGCATCTTTGCCATATCCTGTTTTGATTAAAGTACATAAAATACCGCGCCTATAACTTCCAGGATTTTGCACTCCTAATTTGGTAGCAATTGTTTTTATTTGTTGTATCACTCTATCAGTGAACTCTACTAATTTAAGCTGCATCTCATTATCGGAATTGGTATATATAAAACACCAAGATATTATTTTATTAAACAGAGATGCTTTTTCTGGTACAGGCTCACCATCAAACAGAATTTCTACTTCATTTTTTCCATTTTCCTTCTGTAGAAAATATTTTACAACAGGATATAATTCACCTATCAAACGAATCCTATGTGATCCTGTAAACATATTATATGTTAAAGAGCGGATCCAATTTTTCCTGTCTGCAACTGTCATATTGTGTGCAGATCGTTCCTTATACCATCCTTGAATAGTTAAATTACCCATTAATTACCTCTTGTTTTTTTGTTTTATTAATCTCAGCGATTATTTCGTTAAATTTATTTTCAGCCTGTTGTGCAAAATTAGAAAAAGCATCCTCTATAGAAGATGCTTCAATTAAGAAATCTATTGGGATTCTTCCTATTTGACCATTAGGCATAGGAGTGGTAAAAATGGCTGATCCTTCATACACTGTTATAGGAACCCCTTCTTTTAAGGCTAGCTCTGAATCTATAGCAGTATATTTGCTAACTTTACCTAGATTCTCTACGACATATTCTTCAACGGTTCTAATAACTAATGGTTTTCCCATAAGCTCGTCTCAGTTTTCTAATATTTTGTACAAATTCGCACCCAACCACTTTAGTTCAGCATTTAAAGCTTTTTTTCTCGTAGTAAATGGCCCCAATTTAGGACCATTCACCAACTTTAAATCGGCAAACCATTGCACATCGTCTTTAACAATCACAGGTTCTACATAGCTAACTCTCTTAATTTTATTTTTACCAATCTTTAATAGTGGTTTTAATTCATCATAATATACAAAACGCAAGTCGCCGTTAGGTAGTATAAAAATATTATATACTTTTGGCATATTATTCACCCAGTAGCTGTTTAACAGCCACGTAATATAAGTTCTTTCCTTCCCGAGAAATGGGAGTGATAGACATAAATTCTGTTGTCTTTTGTTTTGATTTATAAATGTTTATAATATGGCCAAACCATGTTTTACCAGATTTTAAGACATTCCACATATCTTTATAAAATGCAGAATCATGGCATTCAGATTTAAATAATCTTGGGTTTTTCCCAATGACCTCTGTTTTTTTTATAACCAGTGTGGTTTTCAAACGCCGGATTGACCCAAATAATGTTAGCATTTTCGTCTGTAATAATTACTGGATTGGGTACATGTGTAATAGCTTCATATAATATTTCTAATAAAATACACTCATTCGAAATTTGCTCTGACAATTTTACCAATTCTATGATTGTGCTTATTTGCATAAATTTCCTAAAACCATAACACATATGGTACTATAAAAAATTCCACTTCCTCTGCAAAATTCCCATATACTTTATAAAATCTCCCCAACAGTGCCCTCGCTCCTGACATGTTACTGCTTTGTGTATTACATAATTCTCTTTATCAATATTTAACCAATAAGACGGATATGCATTCACAAATATTGTTCGACATTCTAAACCGTGTTTCCTTCTGATTTGTGTACTATAATCTTCAACATAACAATGATAATTGTTAAAGTTTATATCATCAAATTTTAAGCCGTGCTTACGGTTTATTACTGCTACACAAGCATCAACAGTTGTTAAAATTTTAGATTCGTTAGCATTTGCCCATTCATATTTAATGAGTTTAAAATTGTTATCGTTAATCGCTCCTTCAACCCCTAATATCCCAAAATTGGGGTACTGATAAATTGTGTGTAATAAAAAATCTATAAAATTAGGACAAAAAGAAACATCTTCATGTATAAACATAATTATGTCATTTGAAGCATTATCGATAGTTTGATTATAACTAGTAGCTGGCGGGATAGTATCTGATAAGCTAAGGAATTGATAATTATGATTATTAGAATTGTTAAGACTAGGTTCTAAGTAATTAGAAAAGGCCACAGGATTATGGCGTATAGAAGCAATAGTTAACATAAACGGAAGCGATAGGATTCGAACCTATGGTGCATCTTTATGACACACGGGAGTTTAGCAAACTCCTGCATTAAGCCGCTCTGCCACGCTTCCCAATGTTGATGTAATCACTGAATTAATCAGCGACTGCAACCCTCGGGAATGCTCCCGACCGGAATCGAACCGGCGATCTCTTCCTTGAAAGGGAAGCGATGTGAGCCAACCACATCTGCAGGAGCTAGATGCACTAGACTTTTAAATCTAAGGTCTCCAGGTTCGTTTCTTCTCCCTAAATACGACGGACAGAATTCGAACCTACAGTGAGTGTTTTTCACTCGGTCACTTTGGAGGCAAATTATACTATCGCGTAGAATACTGCCCTGCTAGGATTCGAACCTAGAACCTTGGGATCCAAAGTCCCCTGCGCTAACCGATTGCGCCACAGGGCAATTAGAAGAAGTCAGAGTGCATGATCCTCAGACTGTCTATTAATTAGATCCAATTCGTTTCGAACGAACTGCGGGTTTTCTGCCGCCAATTCGTATAACCGTTGCACAGCATAAACTACCCCACAAGGAATCGAACCCCGACTAAAACGTTCAGAGCGTTTCGTGCGACCATTACACTATGAGGCAAAAGGATTATTAGTATAATCCATTAATATGTAGAACTTTATGACTTACAACAACAGAAGGATTTGCATTACCATTCCAATTTGGGATAAAAAATTCTCTACTAGTAGCTGGTTCTGTAAGTCGTTGCCAACCTGCTCTGTTTAAAATTTCTTGATATATACGGGAACGAGCATTGTTATGTTTTTTATCCTTATTCCTAAATATATGAGATCTGGTAGCATAATAACTAATTTTTATAGGCAACCCATTAATGGACTGAAAAAATTCATACAATTTTGCAACAAGTTGCTCATTCTTTTTGTTAGCTAAATATTTTTTTCCCACACGACTATAATCACTTACACCTTCTTTATTAGACCATTCTTGCTCTTCACAATTGCTTTCCCAGCCAAATGAAACATCGCATAACGCAAATGCATTAGAATCATCATATAAAGACAATTCAGTATATAATGCTAAATCAATAATACGACATGCATAAGTTGCATATACCCTTCTACGAATGGTATAATCCTCATCGTAATTTACTACCTTAGCATTGTTGAATATCTGTTCAAAACTCTTTATGGCTAAATTAATTGCTTGTACAGCATCAACACCTAACTGTCTTGTTGGTAACTGTTTTAATCTTGGAGGTAAAAAAGATATTTTTTTTCCATATTTTAGTTTTATACATATTGTTAACTATTCCTTTATAATTTGCGCATATACTTTATTTGGGGCCTGCTTAAAATACTTATTCAGAGCAGGACATAACCATGCTAGGTGACCTGTATTATCTTTGTACCAATACCCTGTCATATCAGATACTTTATTATCCACCAATGTTAAAGCAATGGTTGAACCATCAAATGGATTATTGGAAAAAAGTAGCTTTACTTTTTCATGCCCTCCGGCATACTTATCTAAAAGATCATCTGTGCCAGAAACAAGACCTTCCATTTTAAGGTCTCTTAACTCGTCATCAAAATACCAGAATCGTTCACCTTGACTATTAACAACTTTGTAGGGGTAAATCGTGTAAATCATATATGGAATGTGGTTTACTTTTACCGCGAAAATAGCCTTTTTAAACAATATACTTACGGTTCACCACAGTAAGGGAATGGGCGATAAGGGATTTGAACCCCTGACCTCTCGGATGTAGACCGAATGCTCTAGCCGCTGAGCTAATCGCCCGGATGGAGACGGTGAGAATCGAACTCACAACAGATTGGTTGCAAACCATTCTCGCTACCCTTAGCACATGCGTCCCCGAAAATACTATTAACTTTTGATAGAGCAGTCTATAGCGGCTCTGGGACTCGAACCCAGCTTGAAAGCTTATGAGGCTTTCCAGACCACCATGGCCTTGCCAGCCGCAATCAAATAACAGACAAGTTTTGTTGAGTTAACCATCCAATACTGGTCTGTTATATTCTCCACATACTAACACCCTAAAAACCCTTCTTGTTCACGATTTATTTTTTACTGTTTAAGCTTTTAGATTCTAACAACTCTTTGGCTAGCTCTTCAAGCTCATCTTCCCATTCATTCATAGCTTTATTATAATCTGAATCTACTTCTTCTGATAATTGTTTTATAGGTCTAAATCTCCATAAAATTTGCATAGCATTTAACTTGCTAATTATTTCATCAACCATTTTATCATCCATTGATACCTCTGTTCTTTTTTTACCGCAATCACTCTTCTTTAAAAATATTCTCAGTTTGTTCTGGTGTATATTTTCGCCTGTTAATAATCTCTTTTATTTTTCTGGCAATAAAAATATGAGTATATGTATGAATCTTAGAATCCTTTTCAATTGTTTCTAAATATTCTCTTAACTCCGCTTTTTCCTCTTTAGTTAATTTCTTCTCATTTTCTTTTAAGGAAGATAATGTGGTGGATAAAGCATTATATATCTCTGCCTTTAATGCTTTCCAAGTTCTACCCATATTATTTACCAGTCGGGTTAGAGTTAGTTTACCACCATAGATTCAGAAAATGCTCAGAAAATAATTTCAAACCACTTTTGACTTCTTCATATTCTTTGTTACTTAAATCCCATGCTCCTCTGCTAACTAATTCAAATGTGCGAATCATCTTATCAAGTTTGGCATTCCAGCTTTTTTCAGTTTCTCCATAAGGAAATCCTTTACACAATTCTTTAAATCTAACCAGTCTTGGATATACAAATTTGGCAATTGTATAATCTAAACTCCAAGTATCTTGGTCAGTCCAGCCACGCTCTTTCATTTGCCTTTTAAATAAGGCTTTTCTATTTTCTGATTGTTTTTTACAACTTTTTTTCATTAATACCAAAGTCCTATCATCGCTGTTATAAGCAGACTTGATAATACTACTACCTTTATAACACCAACAGTTACACATGAATAAAAAATCCAATTGGGAATATAAATACACTTACATCCGTAACTATCTTTGCAAGCAACACAATTTCTTGATTCCATGTTTTCTCCTTTTGTAAGAATCACGTTCCATCTACTTCATTTAGCTATACAAACCCTTATTAAGAATATATTAAGTTTTTTGCAGACTTTTGGTTTTTTTTATAGCTCTGAAATATGAATTTATAGCTGCTTCTGCCGCTTTAAACTGGCATCTATAGTCTTTTTCAGAAGTATAAATAGGATCAGTTTTTTTATCAGGTACTACATAAGCCCTGAATCTTACACCAAAAGGTTTAACTAATTTTTCTAATTTAATATTCATAATTTTCTCCAAATATAATATAAAATGTCCACAGTAGAAATCGAACCGACAATACTTCTGTGATATGCAATTCGCCATGCGGACGTTATTTAAATACACCTATAGGGTTGAACACATATGCTTTTTATTTCCCAATGTTGCATGGAAAGTTTTTCTCAAGCCTACGGGCGGCTGAATATAAAGGCTTTCATTAGGTAATCCTAACTCTTCCCTTATTTCTTCTAGCCGCTTTGACCATATATCTATCCAATAATAAACTTCACTATTCCTTATTTCATTACTGTATATAAAATCTACTATTTCCCCCTCATACTTTCCCCAAAACTCCATTTTAGGCTCTACAATTTCTTTTCTTACTACAGAAATGTGAGCGTCATACATTTGTCTCTGCAAATAATTTGATATTGATTTTGGCAGTAGTTTTCTGTAATAATTAACAAGATCCTGTTCTATGTCCAGAACAACATTAGTCTTGCCATATCGAAGTTTTCTTTGTGACTGATAAATCATAACATCGAACCCACTTGTTTCTGTTTAGAAAACAGACGCCTAATCCAGTCTAGCCACAGGAGCAATGTCTTTCTTTTTTACCGCAACAAACTTGTAAAGCCCAATAACGGAATCGATCTTACCACGATTGCGTGATACCCTTTTACCAATCTGTCTAAACAAGATGCAGACGGAAAACACGCAGATCAGGTATGCAATTACGCACTAACGGGTGTGCGACGGGATTCGAACCCGCGAATAACATGAACCACAATCATGCGCGTTAACCAACTTCGCCACGCACACCAATTATACTTCTTCATTATAACTTTACCTGCAAAGGTTGTTACTACACAATATAATAATCAATCGATCTAACTTTTTAGATTTTTTCTCCCGGTTTTGTATACAACTAATATTGGCCAAGAATATTACAATATCGCCATATTTTAGGGGATGCTATGCTGATTTTTTTTACGGTAAACAACAGCCCTTTCTTGCGTTCTGATGCCCATTGAGGTTCAAAGACAATTACCTGTCCACCCTGAAACTGTTTCTGTTTTCTGATCAAACATATCGGGGTGACAGGGATCGAACCTGCGACTTCAAGTTCCCAAAACTTGCGGACTACCTCTGTCCTACACCCCGAACATTGCAAACAATAACAAACACTTTCACCAGATTAGCATCCCATAATTCAAGCTCGCAGAGCAGGATTCGAACCTGCGACCATTCGGTTAACAGCCGAACGCACTACCGCTGTGCTATCTGCGAAAGCCAGAGGGGGGACTCGAACCCCCGGTTACGGGTTTACAAAACCCGCGCTGTAGCCGCTGAGCCACTCTGGCATTTCACATTCTAGTGCCTCTTTCATGCTATAATATTTCTTTGATTGAGCAATTATCTTTTCCGACAAGGTAAATTGCAACAATTTTATTCATAGTAGTTTCCAAACAAGACCAGGGTGGGATTCGAACCCACGTATAGTGGATTTGCAATCCACTTCCTTAGCCACTCGGACACCTGATCGTACAATAGGCTTAAGTGGAGTCGAACCACTAATTGTTTCTTATCAGGAAACTGGTATAACCGTTTACCTATAAGCCTATGGTAACTTATTCACTTGTCAAAGATCCTAACAAAAAACCCAGACATTTTTTTTTGTCTGGGGTAAAAAGCACTTTTATTAATAGTACTCTTCACCCAGACGTAAAATCAGTGTGGGGGTTACATGTTGTTAGCATATTATTAATCGACATACGCATACTATATCCGTTTTTTCTACACACCATTAAAAACTCCCTCTGTTTTTTTTTTTTACCGCGATTCATTTTGCATTACCAGTTGTTCACTGGTTTTTCATTCTTATAGTTGATACAAGGTTTTTTAATGATATATTATATAAATTTAATTTATATAATCTTCCTTTACATTTGTGATAAAATGCACCAAAGATTTGAACATGCCCTTTTATACAGAACATTTATTCTAAAATAATGCCTTTACCAGACAACATTTCATGTATCTCTTTCCTAAGTTCAATCAGTATATTTGTTGTTTTTCATCTAATTCGGAATATTTTACTAAATTCCTCAATTTATTGTCAATGTTATAAACAACGTTTTTCCACAAAGTCCCATCAAGAGCATCCCTATGTTTTTGCTGCTCTTCTAGTAAATTAAATATCAGTGTTACTTGCATAAATGCTTAACCTTTTACTAAGTTACTTAAGTATATTGTTTTTTCTAGTGTTTTTATTAGTTTTCTTAAATATTTTTCTAGCTCGTACACATGATCAAAATTACTTTTACCGTGCCAAGCTTCTTCTGAAGCCGATGCAATCAGTGGATCAACTAGCATTTTTAACCGCTTTTCCATCTCTACAAGACTATCTATAGAAGTTTGATAGACTTCTTTTTTACCATATCCCATATCAGTTTCCAATTTAACAAATTTCTTCTCGAAGCAATTAGCATCTTCTATTAAGTCAGTTCTGTTTCAACTTGATGTATATTCACTTGTCAAAGAATATCCTAACAAAACCAGACATTTGTGGTGAAAAGTACTTTTATTAATAATACTCTTCACACAGACGTAAAACCAGTATTAATTGATGTGCATACTATATCTGTTCTTTTTACACACCATTGAAAACCACCTACTTTTTTTACCGCGAAACTTTTTCGCGGTAACTATTTTATTCAGCAGGTCTACATGATATTGTTTTTAATTAATTTTTAAGATTGAACAATTCCAACTGTTTTGGATTTTCATTATCTATCAATACAGTATAACCCAATGCAGTGAGAACTTTTTTTAAGGCTGTTATAACACAATCATCACGGTCTATATAACATTGTATAGAGCCTGTGTCAATAGCAATAGAAGATAATGTGGGGTGTATGTAAATCATATTAATATATATCGGACAAATTACTAAAAACAAATTACTAAAAACAAGGATAACCATGCAAACTTTTTAATATACAGCATATATGAATTGGTATAAGTATTCAATGCCGCAGATAAAAGATGTAAAATCTTCTGTAGATCAAATTTGTATGAAAATAAAACAAATTCAAGGAGTAAAAGATGTTTTTTTATTTGGTTCTTATGCAGCAAATATTAATAACCCATCCGCAATAGTAAAGGATGTTGATATCATTGCAGTTACGGAATTTAACACTGGTGATTTATTAGCAATTGATAACACAGCTTATTCGGCTTTGAAAATCAGTCCAAAAAATCTGGAAGAAGAGGGTTTTTGTAAAGAGGCTGTCAGTTTTACAAAGCAGTTTTTGTCATATGGGAACTATAATATAGACCACTGGGCATTATCTGCTAGTAAGCAATTGTTACATTGGGGTGATATGCCAGAGACAAAAGAAGAATGGCAAGAAATACACATTAAAGCAGAGCAAGAAGCTAATGTCTTAACTGGAATTTCAAAAAATGATCTAAAAACAGCAACTAATGCACAAAAAAAGGAATGGAAAGAAATATTCGACAAATATATTAATAGATATGTGCAAAATAAAAATAGTGGCTGGTGTTTATCAGAAAACAAATTTAATTCTATAAAAAAAGATATTATTAAATGGACGATTTGGCAGAACAACTAGTATCTAAACTGCTTACCCCAGATGGTATTTGGGCTAATTACCATTGTCAACTAAGGCAGTGGCAAGCCTATCAAGCTTTAGTTAATAGTCATCTTATTCCAGATGGTCTAATGCCCAAAATGCCAACATATGATCAATTTAGTACAGATTTAGTGTCAGAAAGAACAGCGTGTAAGTATCCTAGCTTAGATCCTTAAAATAATTTTTACAAAATGGCAAAAATTGTGTATAGAAAATCTGGTTTACCGCGTATATATAATAGTATACAGTAGTTAATTCTAGCTATAGTAGTTATAGTTGTTTAAAGATAAATAAAAGATATAAAAGATACAATTGTGATAATGAATTTTCAAAATACACACTTTAGTAGAAGGAATTGCATAGTTTTATTATAATTAGTGGTTAAACAGAGTGTGCAATATGAATTGGTATCAATTAGTTAAAATAGCAGAGCAGGTATCTACAGAAGACTTTACAGAATTAGTACGTCATCTCAAAACTACAACTAATGCAGGTGAAGGGGAAATTAGACAATATTTAATTAATTTGTTAAACTTCAAAAATAGATATGAAAATATATTAAAACTTGTTTTTGCGTTCTGGAAAATTTCTGATGAAAACGAAAGAATTATTAATTCTTCTTTTGCTGAATTAAAACAATTCAGATTTGAACAGATTAAAGCGGCTGTAGTGTCCATAAATAAAATTAACTCAAATTACATTATTACTCAGGCAAAAAAATATGCTGAAGAATTAAACATAGATCAAAATGCTGATATTGATAGAATCAAAATTGATATAATTAAGTTTATTTCTTTCAGGGAGACAGGGGTTTTACGAACATTGGCATCAAAACCTATTGAAGAAGTAACAGCCTATAATGAAGAAATTAGTGGATTACTGGGTAGAGAAATTAGTCCAGATGAAATCGAAATAGTCGTTAATAATACAAAGAATAAAAATGATATAACTACTATACCTTATTCAGAACTGAAGGTATTGTTAGCTATATTAACTATGATAAAAATTGAAAAAGATGAGAAGAGTGTCAAGAAAGCTCCTGTTTCTATATTAAAAAAACCTATATTTGCTAACAACGAAATTGAAATTTATCCTGGTTTAACCCCTGCTGACTGTGCAACCATTAAAGATTCATTTGGCATTCCAAGCAACGAGGGATGGTGTGTTGGACGTAGAGATAATAATCTCTGGTATCATTATAGAAATAGGACCGAACGCAGAGAACCTACTTTTTATTTTGGAAGGAAATTAAATGTCCCCTTAACAGAAATTATGAAAACAGAAGATCCTTATACTGTATTTGCTTTACAAATACATCCTGCTCATTGTGGTGGACTGCCTTATACTATAAGCAATAAATTTAACGACGGAATTGATAAAGATGTATCATGGGATAATTTAAAAAGATTGATTCCAGAATTAGATTCTATAGATATTAAAACTAATAAGCATTTTACAGAAATATTTAATCCAGAAGATCCTAATGTTGCTATACCTTTGTCAAGGCAAGAAAAGCAATTTACACAACAGGTAGTACAAAATCGTAATCCTGAATTCTTTTGTAAATTAAATTATCTTAAAAAGAAGCGATATATAGATATAAAAATGTCTTTATCTGATGAGGAGTACAAATGTGCTGACGATTCTATTCAATTACACTATATTAATTTAAGAAATGAATTAACACCCGCACAAATTGCAATAACATCTGCACAAAATATAAAAAGATATGAATTCCTTCAGCAGGAAAAAATGCTGAAAAATACAAAACAGTTGCTGGGATATTTGCAGGTTAAAACATTAAATGGAACACCGCTTAAGCTGGTTGACAGAAGATTAGTCGATCACATTCCTAATATTATAAAGGAAATTGCGGGAAGCAGAGAATTAACTAATATGTTAAAGGATACTGTTGTACGCGGAATTCCTTTGGGTGATATAGTGCACCTGCCGCATGTCATACAAAGTGCTTTTACAATTTCTTCTGTAGCACAAGCATATCTTAGTGGAGTTGATTTGCCTTTGAATGTTTCATTGCCAAATATACTAATTGAAATTATTAAAGAACGACAAAATTCTGTTGTTCTTTTAAGACTTTTATATAGCAGACTTAGAGACATAGGACACCCTGGTGCCGAGGTGTTAGAAAATATAATACAGCATAAATTGGAGCTAGAAATAGCTAAAATAATACATAGTCCAGCATTAATATGCACTTATTTATTAAGTCTCCATGTAAAGGGAATAGGTTTAACAGGAATACCTGATTATGTCTTTGATGCTTTATCAACTGATGCTGAACAGTGTTGTAGGTATATTCTCGGTGCTCATGTTTATTGCCTACAGGGGGTGATACCAAAAAGATCTTTTTATATACATCCGGCTATCGTTCGCGGATTAGCCGCAAAACCTAATCTATTGTTAAAAACCGCTAAAGAACTGTATGCTGGTGGAACATTTAATCCCTTATCACTTGTTGAGAAATTAAAGGGACAGGGCTTGGTCGCCTATAATCGTTACATAGTTGATAAACCCATACCAGCTTACAATGTGTAAATTATAGTATATGCAATATAGTTATTAGCCATATATATAGCAAGATTATAATAAAAAAAGAAAAAACAACCGATCCATGCGGTTTATATATCAAGCCCTTGCGTTTTTTAAATTTTGTCCCTAACAATTGAAGATGTTCGTTTTTGCAAAACATATATTAATTTGATTTGTAGCACTAGCTCCTGAAACTCTAGATAGTTTTTCAAATTATTTATATAATTTGCTAATTTATAAGTTTGTTTTTGTTTTTTATTCGATATCAATTTCTTCTATATATACGTAATGTCCTGGGCAACTTGCATAAGTTATAATAGAGCCAGTTTGTTCTGCAAATCGGTTAAAAACCATAGGTGGAGGTTTATCCTTATCTTCGCTATCTGTTGCATTACGCCATTCTTGTTCAGTATTATCTAAATAGGCGTTAAAAAAAGCTAGAGCATTTTTATAGTTGTAATAAGCCCCTATGGTGTTTACTGAAGGCTCACTCGATAGGTTTTCTTGGTGTAATATAATATATGCTTTCATGTTTTTTTATCGTCTAAAAGGATAAACATTGTTAATGTTGTAAGAAATAAATATTATGATTATAGTCAAAACAAAAAACACTTTTAGTATCAAGTTAACCAAAAAAGAATGGTTTAAAATCGGTCAGACAGCGGGTTGGATAAAAACAGCTAAGAACCCATGCTGGAAGGGGTATAAACAGATAGGGATTAAAAATAATGGGAAAAAGAAAGTTCCTAATTGCGTTCCTAGTAAAAAAGCGCAATTCTCAGGAACAGTTCCAGTAGATCAACTGGTAAACAGTTGGAATCAGCTTTCTTCTCAATTGGGAGTAGTAAATATTACTGGCTCAAATGTAAACTATTCTGTTAATTTAAAAGGAAAAAGTATTAGTATCCGTCCTCTGTTAGATAAGGTGATTAACTTGATAAAACCTAAATTAACAGAAAATGGCGTTAAAGAAATAGATACGTCGCCTCTTCCCGCAGGAATACAGGGGTTAGCAGTTAGTAGTGAGCCAGGTAAAATTAGAGTGGATATAGAAAAGATATGTAAACAGTTTTTTGACCACTCACAAGCTCCAATCATACAAAATGATGGAACAGAGGTAGATCCTGACATGGAAAAACAGCTTACTAACGCTATAGCACATGAATTATTAGCTACCATCGCTCATGAAAGTGCTCACTCAAGAGACTATAGCAATGAATTTCAGAAATATGTCAATGATCCACAAAAGATGAGATTCCCAAGGTTTGATAAGGTCCAAGAAGCCCCTGGAGGGCAATTTGAAAACCAAATAAGAAATCAATATAAGTCGCAACAATTTTAATAAAAATATAAAGGGAAAAAACTTATTCAGACGAAATACTTATATGTCGTAGAGTAAAATCATACAAATGGAGATCATATGAAAATAGTTAAGAAATCAAATGGGAAAAAAGCTCTTAGAATGACACGCAAAGAATGGGTAAGAATCGGACGGCAATTAGGTGCTATGGGAGAAGACTTAAATACCGTTACTACTCCCAAAACTGATACAGTGAGTACTTCAGTAAACACAGATCTAAAATCGCTTGTCAATAAGTTTCGTGATCTGTTAGCAGAACTTGAAGCTGCTGTGAATGAAAAAGATGTAGGCAATGACAATGACGCATTGGATGATGATGCATTGGACGATGATGCATTGGACGATGATGCATTGGACGATGATGCATTGGACGATGATGCATTGGACAATGATGCATTGGACGATGATGCGGGTAGTGAAGATGAAGATCTTTTGCCGCCATCCTAAACATAATTTATATATCATAAAATAAGGTCTAGTCGCTTACAGTAAGCGACTAGACCTTATTTTACTACTGATGAGGTCATAATTGAATGTCTATTCCTATTATGTCTTCATTCTCAATAGAACAGCAAATTTTACATAAAGACGAATGTTTTTCTAAAAATTCAAGACACCCCTCTACACCACTATATTGAGTTAAAAAATCATTTGCTTTTCTATACTGAATAGCTCTATTTAGTTCAAAAGATAAAAATAATAACATTTCATACCTATGGTCTCCTTGTTTTTTCAAAAACTTCTCTAACTGCATATAACTGTGTTTCATACTCAAATCCCTCGTTTGACGCGGCGGCGGCAATTGTTAAAGACTTGCAAGTGTCAATTTTCCTAGGTTCTACTTTGATTCATTGATATTGCTACAGTTGTTATAATTTAACATTACACTTATAACTTTAGAAGGAATGCTGATTAACCATACTGCTAAGCTAAAAATTGCTACTATAAATATAAATATTAGTATTCCCACAAAAGTTAACCAATTATATATTTCATATTTCATGTTGTGTTCACAATATGAAGTCTTGTGTGGGTGGAGTGTAGCACAAAAAAAAACACAATTTCTTGTGCCCTTTTAATGACTATGTGGGAGGAGGTTTTTTTTTACCGCGAACTTAATACTTTTAGCATAGTGCGGTTGTGAAAACCAATTGACTTCTTTGGCTTAAAAAAACTTTCCTGAAAACGTGTTAATTGATCTTTTCCAGTATTGTTAAGCCAGTTTTGAAAAAGATCTTTGTCCTTTATAGTGTTTTCAGAATTAATATCATTAACTCCTTGCCATGATAGTAAGGCGTCATCTGGTATTGTGAAACGGAACCATCGTAAGACCTCACTAAGATGAGAAAGGACTTCATCTGCTTTATAATTATGTCCTATAACAATAATGCCTGCTTTCTTGCCTTCGTAGGGGGGGGGTTCTCCAAAAACCGTGCTAAGGTTATCAATAACATTCAAACGCTCTATAATGCGTTGTAGCACGGCTGAATGGCTAAACCATCGCACAGGTGTGGCGAAAATAACTATATCAGAATGTTTAATACCATCATATATTAATGGCATTTCGTCTTTACCGCCATATTTTTCTGGTTCTTTTATAGAATTATAATGTGCCCAACACCGGTAAGGTCCGGCATCTTTGCTGCCACATTTTTTCCCATCCTCAGAATAACATCCTTGATTTTCGACGATATGCAGTTTGTTAGCTTCAATTAAATTTATACTATGTCCATTATTTTTGAATTGTTCTAGTATCTTTTCTAAAATCAGTAAAGATTTCGACGGAGAATCTGTTCCCGAGGGGGTCCAATGGTTAGATGTTGCAATTCCTAATATTTTCATTATTAAAGCTTTATATATAACTATGAATTTAGTATTTTTCCGAGTTTAGTTAATAATTTTTTACTGTTACTAACAGAAAGAATTTTGACAGACTTTGGTAATACGTCATGCACAATAGAATTAACTTCTGTAGTTTGATTGACCGTTTTTTGCAATCTGTTTAATACATTGTTTAACGGTTCTTTTAGGGCATATACCGCAGTGACAATTTCAGATAAATCGCCAAAGCTCATTCCGTCTGTTTTCTTAACTAGTTCTTCAATTTCTGCTTCTGATGATAAACCTCTTGACAATAATTTGTTTTGAAAATAAATCTTACGACCTTCATAAGGAGGATAGGGAACATGTATTTTTTTGTCAAAACGACCAGACCGCAATAGTCTAGGAGGAAAACGATCTAGATAATTTGTAGTTGCTAAATAAAGCACCCCATCAACAGTGTCTTGCCCATCTAAGAGGTGTAATAGCTGCTGCTCATTCCACTTAATTAATTCATCAATATCTTCTAACATAGCTACAACCTGACGAGTAGGTTCGATATTCCTTAATGCTTTAAGACCAGTTTTTAAAGCACCTACGTCACTTGCGTATATAACTATATCTCCTTTGTTGGTAATTAATTCAGAAACTTGATTTAATATACTTGTTTTACCACCACCAGGAGTCCCGTATAATAGAATCCCACGACTATATACTAAGCCTAATTTTTTGTAATCATTACGTAATGACCAAAAACGATCAATTTCACTTAAAACCTCTTTCATAGGACCAGATTCGAATTTATATAATTCAGCAGTTTTTGGTTTAATACGTTCGAATTGAACGTTTCCTTCCATGTCTAAAAACACCTTATAAGCTGCTTGATTAATAGTAGGGGATAAAGATACGTCGCCTACTGGTCTAATTGTATTTTTATCTTTTAACCATCGAAAATAAGTTTTTTCTAAGGGTTCGTCAGAATTAGGGTGTTTTGAAGTTTCGGTTAATATCTGTTGAGCATTAATATGTTTCATACATGTCCTTATAAAAGATATGTTTATATATTAAAGAAATAGTAAAATCCCTTTCTTTTTATTAATGAAGCATAGATTAATAATTAACAAAAATTAATTAACAAAGGAAAACTACTAAGAGAAAATAAATTACCATTATTTAACGACCAAATAGTTTAATAAATATAGGAGAAATAAATATGGCTCTTATTAATATTACAAATACACCTACAACACCTGCAGAAAAAATAAAAGCTCATAATGAACAAGTTCTAAAATCAGCTTATGCGATAATTAAACATGCTTTTAATATAATAAAACGTAATGTTTGGCAAAATAAAGACCTAACACCACAGCAAGTATTTGATTTATATGGAACCGATGCAGCAGTCCTTTGTGTGCTATATCTGATAAGGCCAAAGAGATTTTAGCTTTGGTGGGAGAAGACGTGGGACCGGTGTGCCCTGCTGATAAAACACTTACTATAAATCCAGATGGGACGGTTACAGTGGGAAATGCTTAAGGGTTGCGGAACTGTTCTCTAAAACCTACGGAAATCTCGGATAACCTACGAGATGTAAAAGGAGATAAGGCAAACCTTTCAGATACTACTGGAACGCCGAGTGTGAATTGTTTATAATTAAAAAAGAGAAGGACGAATGGGTGGTAGTAATATGTCTTTTTTTAGATACCCAGGTGGTAAATCTAAACTTCGTGATGAGATTGCAAAGTGTTTGTTTGAACAAGCCGATCATAATGGTTTGCAATACCGTGAGCCGTTCTTTGGTGGTGGCAGCATTGGTCTGAAACTACTTCAAGATAATCCAGATATTAAGAACATTTGGATCAATGACAAAGACATAGGCATTGCGTGCCTGTGGACATCTGTAATTAGATACATTGATGATTTCAAAGACCGTGTTAATGATTTCAAGCCGTCAGTAAAAGCATTCCACGAACTAAAAACGGAATTGCAATCGCTGACAGTGATACCAAAGCAAAAAAGCAAGATCGTTGAGATTGGCTTTAAGAAATTAGCGATACATCAGATTTCGTATTCAGGGCTTGGAACTAAATCTGGTGGCCCGCTCGGTGGAGAGAACCAAAAGTCCAAATACAAAATCGACTGTCGCTGGTCGCCAAAATATATCTGCAAAAAGGTGGATTATCTTCATGCCCAATTTGCTGGCATTTCGGTTCAAGATGAGGCTTGCACTAATTTGGATTTCGGTGATTTAATCACTGCGAACACCCACGACAGTCTGATTTATTTAGACCCACCTTATTTTGTTAAAGGCAATGACCTTTATCAGCACGGGTTTACCGAAGCGGATCACCGCCGACTTGCCGATCTATTGAGAAAGTGCAAACACTCTTGGGTGTTGTCGTATGATGATTGCCCAGAGATACGTGAATTGTATGTTTGGGCTGATTTCCATTCGCTTAATGTGAAATACAGCATTACCGCCAACAAAGATGACGAAACAGGGGAGAGAACTTCAAGAACGAAGCCAGAGTTGTTGATTTACCCCAAGAAGAAGGAACTTAATGATGTTAGAGATGCAGCAATACACACCGTCGCAGGTTCAACCAGTTAAGAAGACCATAGTTAATGGTGACAAAGAAGTAGAAGTGTTTGAAGTTGTAGTTGAGGGCGAAGAATATGAGAAATGTGAAGCCCAATCGACTAATATGTGGGCTAACTCAAAAACTGGCGAGTGGGGCAGTGGATTGATGAACAATAAAGATGATCCACGAAAGACAGAAAGAACAGGCAATTTGGGAGAAATGGCATTTGCTAAAGTATTCAACCTGCCTGTGGATTTCTCTTATAAACGTGGTGGCGACGATCAGGACTTTATGCTTTTTGGTAAGCACTCGCTGAATATCAAAAATGCTGCTCGCAATTATGGGCAAGCACTTGTTAAAGCCGTCACCGATACAGGTTATCCAGTGCCTCCGAAAAACGACATTTATGTGTTTTCATACATTGCATCCGAAGATCGGGAAAACAAGCGAGCCACTGTAATGCTGGTTGGGTATGAGGTCAAAGATGCTATTGTTGCTCGTGAGAAAGTTCCAGCAATTAAGGGAAAGCATTTGAACTATGCAATCCCTTATAATGAATTGAAGCCAATCAGTCGTCTTTTTGAGGCATATCAGAAACACCAAACAAAGAAAGCAGCATGACATTCGGAGAGTTCAAAGACCAGTTAGCCAGTTTTCCAGATGATTGGGAAATCACTTTTGCTGGTGGGATGATTGTTTGTCGTCTCAAGCAACGAGATGTAAAGATGGTAAACGTAGAATTTGATGCTTAAACATCATCCTAACGGTGGTAGTTTGTGTCTGCCGATTGGGGAAGTAATTGGTGATAAAATAGAATGGGACGTAGTGCTATTCAAATACAGCGATAATGGCAATCAAATTAAACAGGAGATCGAACGTAATCAGAAGCAAATCGAGTCAATGATAGAGATAGCCAACAAGCAGGTATCCCAGATACGGTCGAAGAGATATAAATTTCATCACATAATGCCATAGTGAAAAAGGGGAAAAAGCAACGGGCTGAAATCATCATTCAGAACGTGCATAATCAATACGTGGAAATGCTAATCCAAATCAACAACAATGTAAGTGAAGACGTGAATAATGTAATTTAATCAGCATAACAACAATCTTGGTGGAGATGTTAATAATGCCGTTGCATAACGGGGCAATGTGACACAGACGCTTGTGACTGGAAACAGGGTTGCTGTCGATCAACCCAAGGATAACTTCCTGACCATTTTGTGGAAGAAGGCAAAACAGCTTTTCAAGTGGCTGTTTGGGATGAAATGACCCCAGAAGAAAAGAAACAAACTCTCATTGCAAGCGGTTGGGAACCAGTCATGGAAGGCAATCATCAACTTTGGCTCGACCCAGAAGACGAGACAAGGGACGATCCAACTACATTCGTTGGATTGAATAATTTGGCTGCGATAACTTCCGACCAACATAACTCAATATTGGTCAATGGTCGCATCCTCAAGAGCATCAATCAGTGGTATAATAAACATCCGAGCAAAACCAACTCTCGCAAGCGACATTTTCGCTTGGAGAACTACTTTCACCACGTTTTCAAGATGATTGTCAAAAACTGTATCAGGCACGGACGGTGAAGGTCAGACGATTGATGGCTCAAACTCTAAAAAGTAAGGAAATCTTGTCAATCATAGATTTCCGTAGGTTTTAAGGAACGGTATAAATAGATTGGAGCAATAAACACGGATATAGAAACTTCGGGTAATTAGGATGATTCTGCTACTCTAATCTCTCCTGCTTTTACTGAGGAATTTGATACCACAGAGTCACATACTATAATTTACCCACAAAATAATATCGCATTCAAAAAAGCATTTTTTCCTCTGTATTCCAATAACAGGCAAATAATTCTTATTTCCCTCTTGTTGTTTACGAGCTATGAAAGCTTCGGGTTCTTCTCCGGTTAGCAAAAAGTTATTCATTACTTCAGCCGCGATTGGTTGTATGTCTGACCCTAGTTCGACACTTTTATTAATTGTGATAGTCCAATCTATAGTCGGCAGATCTGATATGTATATATCTTTGACTTCAAAATCTTTTATAACAGGTCCATCTCCCAGTACAGATGAAGTAATTATTTCTTTCATAGAAGGATATTGATGTATGCATTTCTTTACTAAAGATAAAAAGTCAGCTAAAGGAATGCGGCATAGATCAGCATCCACCTACTCGTCTCCTAGTAATTGAACTATATTTTTGCCAAAGTGATTATTTGGAAAATCGAAACTAAATGTGGTATTTGCTTTTTTTGCAGAAGCATTGGCCATTACACCTCGATTAATTTTAAAATCGTAATCCAATAGGTGTGGAATGTTGTTATTGTTATTTGCCCATATGTCAATAGCAAAATTAGCCAAAGCTTCAGCATGTTTTTCATTCAATAGGTTCAGTAGCTGTTTTGTTTTTTCGTTCATAAATTCCTCAGTTAATATAATGATCGATACCTAAATCTTGTTTTTTGTAATTTTCTATATCATACAAGCATCGATCCCCATATGTTTGAGCGACATGGGAGATTAATGTTTCACTATGAGTGACTATAAAAAATTGTTTATCAGGAAATGTGGTTATCATTTGATCTAATGCTCGGGTTTGTCTTTTATAGTAGATTTCTTTTTCAAAAGAATCTATGACAACCACACTGGCTTGATTTATATAATTACTATCACACAAATGGGCTATCATTGTAGCTAATTTTTTTTCTCCACCACTAAATGATTTGTAGTGGACCTTAACACCATATTTGTTGATCACAAAATCATTATAAAAATCCAAGGTATGTAAATACTCTGCGTCATCCCAAATAGACCTTACTAATTCTTCATTATGTTTAACAAAATTACAGTCAAAATTATATATTATTTTGGCTAAAGATAAAAACTTTTCGCCGTCCTGTACCGCTACTTGAAATTTCGAAGTATTAATTGGATTGTCAGCATCAATATAGTAAGCATATCCGGCACGGTCTAAACAGGTTTGCACCACACCAAAATTATTGTATTCTACTGTGCCTATTTCACCACTAGAACGGTTCACTAAGTGGGCCAGTATATTCATGTTGTAAACCGAAGACAAACCTTCTTTTTCTTTGATAAATTGATATGTATCATAGTCTTCGTTAAATACTAGTTTTTTTAACAACAAGGAATTGTCTCGATCTATTAGCCGCGGAGAATTATATACTAAATTAATAGCTTGCAATAAGGAGGTTTTTCCAGAACCATTAGGTGCAAATATTAAATACACAGGTTTAAAGGTATCGTCTATGAATGTAAACGTAATATCCCTATAACCCATAAAATTTTGCAAACGAATATCCTTCAAGTACCACATGTTACTATATCGGCCTGTTGGTGTAGCTATTGAATTAATTAACGACCGTAACATTACATATAGCTAATTTTATTAATTATATTTTAAGTCTACATGTTGAAAGTGTTGAAGTGGTTTTTGTTCTAAGTATGTTTTAAATGATAATTATTTAACTGATCTTATTATTCTATAAGCCAACGTATAATTAAATCGTTAGATGTAAACTGTGTTGTGTTTGCGTATTGTTTTATTATATCCCATAATTCGGCATTATCTAATAATGACTGTTCCGGTGCTTCTAAAGAAAACCATTCAGCCTCATTATAATTCTGTAAAAAATAGGCTCTATACTTTGGATCTTCGGTGAATTTTTTTATAGTATTTTTAACAGGTCCAAAGTGAGCATATTCATAGGTAATATTAGATAGTCGTTTAATTGATTTTATCTGATCTTTGGTAGAACATTTAAGTTTTTCTCTGTTTATAGGTAACTTGTCATTTATATATTTATTTTTTACTTCTTCTTTTGCTTCGCAATATAGTTTATCTTGTAAGCCATTATGAATCACTATATATAACATTTGTTCTTTCGCAGGTAGTGCTTTAAATTGCTCATCAGGCAAAACCTGTAACCTTTTTATGATTTGTTCATCTTCTGGTGAGATGGGTACATATTTTAATTGATTCATAGCATTTTTTAGTTCTGGAATAATTTTAAACACCTCTTTCCAATTAGATTCCACACTGTCTTGATCGGTATTGTTTTTGCTGGTTAAGATGGGCTTATTATTAACGGTAATTTGTAGCGCAAATATTTTATAATCATCTGTATTTGGGGCTTGTTTTCTCAGTCCAAAATAAAAAGTAGATCGCAGTTTGTTGAATCTATATGTATAAAAAAGGTTTTTAGATGCCTCCGTTCTAGATACGCACCATGTTGTAGGTACGACTTTATTAATTTCACGATCTAATTTATTCCGAATGGCTACACATGCTTGAGGATTGTCTCCTCTGTACAAATCAATTTGATTGTCACTATAAACAGGCTCTGGCCCATCTTGTGCTGGTGCTGAATAATTAGTTTTATCTTTTTCTGCTTTGTTTATGGTTTCTATAGCAGTGAGCACTTCGTTTTTTAATTCATCAAACGACTGAATTTGTTGAATGTTTTTAACTATTCCTGTTATTTGACGATATCGTTCACGATATTGTTCAAATAAATCTATATATCTATTAATTTCTTGAGCAAATTGGTGTAAATCGGGTATAGATTCAATAGATTTTTTGCTTTTACATTGTTTATACTGTTCTTCATTTATAATGCCTTGATTCCGCATTATCTTTAAAATAATATCTAATTTACGTCCTCTACCAATAGCAAATTTTAATATTTTATACCACTGCATAAATTAAACCTTTTATGGTTTCTAAATATCTTTTTGTATACAATAATCTACAAAATTTTAAAGCATATATGTTCTATTTTAACGTTTATAAACAATTTCCTTGTTTTTATTGATTTTTTTATCTACTTGCATATAGTCAATATCACTTTGAGTGTCAGCTATTCCGTTTTGTTTTACTGCTTCTAAGACTATTTTTCTAATATGACTAAAATGCTTGCAATAATTTAGAACTAACCCATTTGTTTTTTACTGCTTCTAAAACAAAATTGGGGACTACTTCTTTGTCTGTTCTAAATATGCCCACGTCCTTTAAACTATAGCCATTTAGATTTACTGCTGACAAGGCTCTTGGTTCCACCAGGCACCTTTAAAGAATTTTCTATAATAGTTTAAGGAAGGGGTTTGTTCTCTGCAAAAAATTCTTACATAGAATAGCTAATTTGCCTAAGAAAACTTTTTCTCGACTTTGTGAACACTTTAAATTAAACATTATTTTTATGGTATTATTATTATTATTATTATTTAATTCGGTTTATACAATTCCTTTAAAGGAAAAGCATTATTTTCTGGGAAAGTTAAAGTTATGACTGATATTCGACTAAATATAAACAGACCAACTCAATTAGTTTGTGAAGTTTCATTAACATTAGGGTGTTTATCTGAATTGCCCGCAGAAAATACAAACACTACAGTTCCTTTTAGATATAGTATTATTGAAGGATCTGGTATTACGGTAATTGATGTGAAGCTATATGCTTTTGCTGATTATTATGAATTGCACATATATCTTAATGATGTCCATGATGGATATTGTCATATAATTTGGTCTGAATCAGATACAATTACGGTATCTGAGTTTTCTAAGACTGGTTGGACGATTGTTGTGGGTAATGGATCTTGGGCAGAAATATGGTTAGATTTAACTACTATTTCACTTTCTTCTAGTTCTACAACTGAATTTTCTGGTAATGTGGTAATTTTATACCGACAAAATGATGTTGACAGTCTAGAGTTTGCAAATTACTATAAAGATAAGCATAATTTATCTGAAGGATCTTTAATCCCACTCCCCTGTTCGTTAGATGAGATATTAGCTTCTTATCAAGATTTTTACGATCAAATTGAAAGCCCCTTGATAAATCAATTAGGAGAATTATTATTAGGTTCAGAATATACGAAAAGTATAGTGAAATATATAATAGTGGGATTTCATGTTCCTGGCGGTTTTATTGATAATGGGGATGTAATTGCTACAACATCTAGGTTGGCTAGAATTAATTTCCCATATGTTAAGAAAACAGACAATCCTATATATGCTCCAGCTTTATATGATACTTCGCAAATAGATCTCGATGAGGTCATTATTTGTTCCCGAATTGATGCCCCGACTTTAGCAAATGCTAAATTTATAGTAGATAACGCTATCACAATTTCTAAACAAGGGTATGCTAATGGTCAATTCTATTTCGATAAAATAGCCGCTTCTAATGAATATAATGACGCATATGCATTAGTATTAGAAGATTTTGAAAACACAGTGCTACCACAGTTAAATATGACCGTTTTTCGTACTTATGCATGGGATGAAAATACTGATGTGCCATTATTTAGACTAAAAAACGATAGTATAGTATGGGCTTTTGAGGCAGACAGAGCTGGTTATACATATTTTGAACCCACAAAATATTCTCGTTGTTTTTGCTATAATGCGGATACTGATGGGGCATATACGGTTAGAGATGTTAATGCTGCCCGTTGGCCTATGTTAGCCCTACTGTCTGGATATGCATCCACTGCTGGAGCAATGTCTGATCCAACGGTAGATGGGTATTTGTCACCCTCTCCGTTCTTTGACGCATTATTACAAGGGTATACAGTCGGAGAAGCTTTCGTTCGTAGTGTCCCTTTTTTAAATTGGACAGTGGGGTTATTTGGTGATCCTTTATTGACTTTTAGATTTCCGCAGGGGCCAAGTAAAACATACACTATCTCTGAAATTAATACTATTGAACAAACTGCAGAAAACATAGCTGATAGTATTGCCTTTAATATTGCAAGACAAAACGCACTAACTAGCATAACAAATATTATACTTGGATATACAGATAACATAGCAGTAAAAGATAAATTATTTAACGCAGCAGTCACTATGAAAGGCAGAGCAGAATTGATTAATGATTCCTATTATACTAAGCTGATAAATAGTTTCTTTCAATTTGCACCTAATATAAATAGTTTATTATTAAAACATAACACAAAAATATCCAGTTTATTAAATGAAACTTTAGGTAATAATGTTGTAGATTCTAATAATCTATATGTTAATGGACAGTGGCATATAGATCATGTTCTGACTAGATCTTCAGGATTTTTTAGATATCATTTTGTGATAGAGGCTTCAGTGTATAGTGATTTTTTGAATCCTTTTGCAACAATTGATAGTGAAATATCATTAAACGGATGGTTTTATGAAAAAAATCAAGATGAATTTGTGGCAATTCCTGCCAATGGTGTTGCAGCTAATTTTGCCGGAAGAAGAATAAGATATATAGGTTCGTTTCCGATCACACGCGGCACAATGTTTTATGTGAGAATAAGGCAAAGAGATAATCTATCTCAATTAACTGAGTGGGTGAATATTAATAAGGTTGGAAATACATAATGTTGTCAGCAGCTAATTATCAAAATATTGTTTGTGAATTAGAAAAAGCTATTGTTGCAGGCTCAAACGCTTATTCTAAACTAATATCGGCAATTTCAATTGTTAATAATTCTGGTTTGACTGCATCTCGGACGGGTTCATTGTTAGATCAGTTAGATAAAACTATAATACAATTATACAATATAGGTGGAGCATTCCCAGAATTGGTATCGTTTGCCAGAGCATTAAATGCACACATTGTCGAGTATTATGGCAATTTTAGTGTTTTTTTGTCTACCTATAAAATATCTATACCGGTCAATACGGCGGTCATGTTTAATAGTATTGGATATTCTGTTCCCGTTGATAATATTTATAACTGTTCTTCAATGGTAGTTAATTCTTTTGTGGCTTATGATGCAACAATAGGACCGGATGGTAATAGGTGGGCTATAGAAGTGAGCGGTGTACCTTGTTATAAAAGAGCTACGTGGATATCACCTAGTCAGATGACAAGTGATGGACATACATTGGATCCACTATATGCTCCCACAGTTGCTAGAGTGACAAGAGATGGGGGGACACTATGGGGAGGTGTTGTTATTAGCAGTGCCGAGGCTAAATATTTTGACATACTAGATTTTGAGCCTTGGATGCCAGCACATACAAAAAACAATGTGCCAGTTTCTTGGGAAGAAGACAAAATTAATTTGCAAACTATATTAGCGTGGATAGATGCTTATAGAAATGAATGGCCAGAAGCAGTTATCGGTTTTTATCCAACTTCTTTGTTTATACCTCCTGATGTTCCTTATTATTCAGGGGCATGGCCTAGAATGGGAGATACAAGGGAAGATTTAATTACGTCTGGTCCATATCGATCAACAGATTTTTCCCAATCGCAACAGTTAGCATATATCGAAAGAATGAAAGAATATAGTACTCCTTTGATAGAAAAATTGGATTATTTAGCACCTGATTTTTATTTATTAGGTAGGAAAGAGATTGAAAGGGATTTTGCTTTTTTTGAAAGCTTTGTTAATATCTTTTCTTCTTTCAATAAACCAATATACCCGTTTATTTGGGGAATATGGCATAGTGCATTTCCATATCGGACTATAGATATAAATGTTACTGAAATAACTGTTACTATTATGAGTGCTACGCAAGCTATATGGACGTTCCCACAAACATTTACTCAACGTTTGCCTGATGAGGGTTCTTTAACTGTAGCTGATGTAATTGGACTTAAAATAGGTTCTTTATCTCCTACTTCTATATCTTCTACTTATTCTCCTGGTATAACAGTTAATTACACTGACACTTCAGCGGGCACTTGGTATTTTGAATCAGCTAATGTAAATCTTGGTTTTACAGGAGGAGGTTTTCCAGATTCTAGCGGTACTACGGTAGCATTTCCTCAACCAACTACAGAAGAATTAACTCGTTATGTGAATTTTATGCAAGAACATTGTGATGGTTGTATAGTTTGGGGAGGTAGTGCGGCTGATAATGTTAATCTTTGGGATATAATAGCCCGAGAAGTTCCCGTGTTTATTGAGTTGTCTTCTTCCTCTTCTTCATCATTCAATAATGAATCAGTAGTATTAAACGTAAGTAGATTATCATCTACGGATATCGCTTGGACTTTTAATGTTGCTTTTACAAATGAGTCGTTTGAAATAGAGGAGCTTGTAACCTTGTTAGTGGGCGAACATGAACCTATAGAAGTTATTTCTGTAGCATCGCCCATAATTATATTAAAATACCCAGACAATAATGCCACTACATGGTCTGTGTTAGCTAATTCAAATATAGTTTTTATCGACGGAAGTAATATTACTGAAGACACGGGGACAATTATTTAAAAGGATTTTGCGTGGTTTTTAATTAACTATATTTTATGCCTCGTAAACCCATTGTAACTATTGGATCGCTCTTAAAAAGTACGGAAAAAATAATTGTTCCGTCACAAACAGACATTCCCTATATTCCCAGCATTACTGAATTTTGCGAAAGTCCTAATTATTTAGCATTGTCATTACCTCTATACCCAATACAAAGGTTAATGCTTAGAGCTTTTTACAGAGGCACGGTTGGCAATACTGCACCCGAATGCATAAATTTAACAGAAGAGGAAATGCGATTATGTAAAGAGTGTGGTTTAGACAATGAAAAAAATGGCAATGTCATTAAAAAATGGCACAGTGGCGAAACTTTTCGAGAACTGGTATTGGTATGGGGTAGAAGAAGTGGAAAAGATTATTGTATTAGTATTATTGCTTTATATGAAGCAATGAAATTGTTAGAATGTCCTGGTGGTGATCCTTATGCTTACTATAATATTGGTAACGCTAATCCATTTACTATTTTAGCTATAGCTAATAACAAGGCACAAACTCGCATTTTATATACTGAAATATTCGGTAAATTTAAAGAAGCTCCATATTTTAGAGATAAATATTTACCTGAAGGTATTACTAATGATCGTATATGTTTGTTAACCCCCAAAAACAAAAAAGATAATGAGCAATTAATCAGCCGTGGGTTGCCCGCACATCCCGGTTCAGTACAAATAGAAACAGGACATTCTAACTCAAACGGATTAGTCGGAAAAAGCTGTTATGTACTTATGCTAGACGAAGCAGCAACATATAAAAGATCAGGGGGTCCAGGATCGGATGAACAGCTATATGGGAATTTATCTCCTACTACAAAAACATATGTCCATGTGGAAGAAATTAAAGACGAAAAGGGCAATGTTATAGATAAGAAAGTCAGCTATGATGGTAAAATCATAAGCATTTCTTCACCAAGAGGTATGGATGGTGTTTTCTATAGAAGATATAAAGCAGCCGAATCTACACCTAGTATGCTTATGTGTAGATTGCCTACATGGTTAGTATGCCACATGCACACGGAAGAAAGGCTTCGCAAAGAAGAACAAACTATGACGGATGAAAAATTCCGCATGGAATATGGGGCAGAATTTAGTGGAACAGAAGGTGAAAACTTCTTTGATCCCGATTTGGTTGAAATATGTTTTAATTCTCATTCATATAAAATGAAAGAATACGGAGAACCTGGAATAACCTATTTCGCACACCTCGATCCAGCGGTTAGTAGCCATAATTACGCCTTAGCGGTGGTTCATAAACATCCTTTTATTAATGTAGAATCCAAAAAAATGGACTATCATATAGTTTTAGATCATATGGCAATTTGGACACCCGAAAAAGGTAAACCTATTAATATTAATGTTGTAGATGAGTATGTGATAAATCTTAATAAATTATTTAGGCTAGGATTGGTAACATATGACCACTGGAACAGTCAGTCTAGTATCGAAAAGCTAAAAAAGAATGGTATCCCAGCACTTTGTACTCCATATAACAAACGATATAAAATTAGAATATATGATGAATTAGAACAATTAGTGAATACTGGAAGGTTAAAATTACCATTTTTTAAAACATTAAAATTAGAAATGCTTAATTTGCAAAGGCGTTATTTGCATACAGGCTATCGGATATATCCAAAGACTGATGGTGAAATTCGAACTGACGATACAGTTGATGCTTTGGCAGGTGCTTGCTATAATGCTCTTAATAAAGAGATAAATCGATTGCCACAATCGCGTTTGGCTTATACAGGTTCAGTGCCTTCTAGTGCTATGCATCATTGGCAATCAATGTCAGGCATGTATTATGGATATGGAACAGGAACGCAAGTTTTAAATAAATTAAACCATTTAAAAGGGTAGTCAATGGCAGAAAGGTTATTATATGGCTAAGGAAAAATTTAATTTGATTCACGAAAAACTAATGGAAAAGCGTAGAAAAACTCAAAAATTAGAAGCACCAGATGATATGGTATTTGAAAAACTATTATCTCCCAAAGATGAAAAAGATATAAAAAAAACTATAGAATTTTTGTTAAAAAATAATAGAGACAAAAGCGTAGGACATAGTTCAATTGAGACAGCTATAGATAAACTAAAAGGAGATAAAAATACACCAAAACGCACCGGAAAAGATAAATATGATACATTACCTTACAATCTTGTGGCAGAAGTAAATGATCAAGAGAAAACAAAAGCGTATGATACAAAACAAAAAGATAATGATTCAGTTGTAGATAGCGTGGTGCCTGGTATGTCAAAACCACAAAGCCAATTGCATAATGATTCAGAAAGGTTTAAAGGGTTTTCAATAGAGGATGTTAGGAACAACAAAGAATTGAGGAAAATGGTCACAGCATCATTACAAGATGCTGATGCTATGTTATACTATATATATAGACAAGCTCTTAACGAAAAGAGAAGTCTTTCTTCAGATGAAAATACTATTATTAGTCGCATCAATGCTGACAAAATGCAACTTATACAAAAACTTTTTAACAATGCCGTATAACTTATCAAAATCTAAACTTGGCAGTGAAAAGCTGCCAAGTTTAACTTTTATCTGTACGTTGTGTAACCGGGCTACACACAGACGGGTTTCTGCTTGTCTTTGTGGAAATTCGATGTTTAAAGTGGCACGGTATATGCCGTTGATAAATTACCCTCTCGATCCTTATAGGAAACAGAATGATGAAAGCGGATACAAATTGAACGCACCAGGGGGGAATGAAAGCAGTGTCGGAGGGGCTGAGAATTATCAGATTCCAACAGAGGGGGGCGACGATGATGTTGGAACTCCAAATGCTAATAGCGAAGATTTAACCCAAACAGATGCAATGAAAACTTTCACCAAACCAGCAAGAGATCATGCAACAGGACCACATAGTATGAATGCAAATATGCCAACCATGCCCCCTAATCCAAATGTATTTATAAGGACGAAGAATAAATTAAATACCAATTTTACAGGGAAATTTTAACAAGAGGAAAATATGTATAAAGGTCAAGTAACATCAAAAAATAAAGGATTATTAATGTTGCCGACGTTAGGTAAGCGAGCTAAAGCATCTGGTGAAACATTTGCTATATCAGAAAAAGATTTTTGGAATGATGATATACAAAAAAGCTTGAAACAAGGTTTAATTGTATTCTTAGATAAAACCCCGGCTTTAAAAAAAGTAAAAATCGTACAAAATATATCTACCAGTAGCATCGCTTTGGGGAAATATGGTATATTAAAGTCGATGGGAACTAAAGAAATAGATGAAGAAGACCTTAAGCATCCTGATATTAGATTGCATATAGATAATAATAAATTGAAAGAAATTACCACCGCAAAACAAATAGTTAAAGGGGTTAAAGAGGAATCCCCTGTAGATAGGCCAATGAAACCGGTTGTATATCAGCCAAAATCAGATTTGCAAGAAAAACCAAAAAAGAAAAAAGGTAAAACTGTAAAAAAGGTAAATACTGATAATCTTTTAATAGAAAATGGGATAGAAGCTGAGGAAAACACAGAAGATATCAAATTTGTAGATATAGAACAGGCAGAAGAACGCATATCGCAGCATCCTATATTGAGTAAAATAAAGACCAATAAGGAATAGAGGGGTGCGTAACCAAATGGTTAAAATAGTTACAAAAAAAGCAGCTAAAAGAAAAAAAGAACATAAGCTAAAAACCAAAAATAAAAAACTATTAAAACAATACTGGAGTCTGCTATACCCACTAGAAATGGTGGAAAGAATAACTATTGACAGGCCACAATATGACAAATAAGGAAACACTGATATCGGATTTAGCTATGTTTAATGTCCATTTAGATAAGATGGACATTTGCCATTTTGTACTGAATGGAAAACAATATAACGAGTCAGTAACTACAGCACAAAATATATTTCAACAAAGAATAGACCAAAATCGAACAATTTTTTTTGAATTGTGGCACGAAATTATCAATCTTATAAGAGATCATATTCCCTCTGTTTATCTATCAAATGATAGTACGCAGCACCTGTTTATTAATGCTATAAAAAATATATACTTACTAAGCAAAAGATTCTCCCTTAAAGGTAAAAAGCATATTGTAAGTATATTAAACAAGGATTGTGATGAATTTTCAGAAGATTTTATGATTGAATGTATTGATCGATCAATTTGTGTATTTTGGGTATATCAACTTATAAGAATAGATTTGCTAATTATTAAAATGCTAGAACAGTTGTCGGTAACTAAAGAAGCTTCTGGATCAGTGGGACATATTGATTTAACTATGCAAGAACGGGTGTATCCTATGGGTGATTACCCCCCTGAAACAGAGCCAGATGTATCATATCTGCACCCACTATGGACACGTAAGTTTTTACAATATGATATACAGCATGGAAAAACAACTTATAATATAGAAGACGAAGTTTATCGTAATATGAATGAACCTTATGGGTATAAGCTTCGAGAAGAAAGACAGCCCAATAGAGAATTATCTAGAGTTACTACAGGTCCATAATATGTTTAAAGAGTTTAAAACATCGCAATCTTTAATGGATTATCTATACACACTTATGCCAGAGGTGACTCAATTTCATACAATAAAGATAAGGCCATCAGTGAACAATAAAGCCGCTCAATCATTATATACGATGTGGAAAAATAATGGTATAGATGCATTTGCAATTAAAAAACCCAATTTTATAACTAGAGATGAAGTTGAATTGCTTGAAAGAGAAGGTTTGGCTAAGGAAAACGGGGATCGGTTTATAATAACCGATAAAGGAAAAACTGTTATAAAAACCATGATATTAGGAGATAATCGATCCGCATTTGATAAAAACCAAGAAGCTATTGACTTCAGTACTGCACAAGCAAATATCCAACGTAAAAACAAAACTATTAAAATAGCACGTAAAAAATGATTATTGCAATAGATATAATACCTATATATAAAGATATAAAAGAGGAAATAGTAAATGACCTCTTTTGGTATGATACCAATTCTCATATTTTACATCGATGGAAAGGATCAAAATTAGGATTTAAATACCAAAATGGGCAAACTATAGCATATCCAATAAAAGAATACAAAGTAGCACATAAAATAGATACCAATGAAAAAGATATATTAGATTGGATAGAAAATACAGAAGACATATCTATTATAGGTCAAGATAATAAAGAAATAGTTATTTCATTTCCAGATAATAAACAAAATGAAATAGAAGACGAATTGTATGAAAAACGCTTTAGATACGAAATAATTAATTATGCTGAAAGTCAAAATAGCAGATAATCCTTATACTCTTGAAAAAGGATTGATGTTTGTTGAACACTTGCCCGAAGACGAGGGGATGCTGTTTGTGTTTGGTTCTAGTAGAATTCTTAATTTTTGGGGTAAAAACACCCTCATCCCGTTAGATATAGCTTTTATTGAAAACAATAAAATAGTAAAAATAAAACATATAAAAACTCTAGATTTAAACAATGTGTCTAGTGAAGTAAAGTGTTCAATGGCTTTAGAGGTAAACAAAGGATATTTTAGTAAAAATAAAATTTATGTAGGTAGTAGTATAACCATAGATAAACCTGTTAAAATGGGATTACCGTTCGATGAAGCAGTAATTTATTTCAATAAAGGAGAAAATTTAGAGGAATTTACCAACACTTTAAAGAAAACAAGCCAGGATACGTCTAATAATAAAATTGGACGACCAGATGATGTGGTGGGTGTGCCCATAAACACAGAAGAACAAACGTTGCCGGTAGTTGATTCGGAAAATATAGGAGAAATATTAGAAGATGATATTATTGAAGAGGAGACGGGAACAGAACAGCATTTAGGAACAGAAGTCACACAGTTGGAAACAGCAAAGCCAGAAGAACCCAAAATTGTCGAACCTACAGTTAAAGAATATCCTCTTTTTGATACAGCATATGCGGCAACAGAATGGGCAGAAAAGAATGGAGAAGTGATTCGTATATCATATGTAACCAAGCATGGTAAAAAGATTACTAGAGATATTGAACCACACGGTAAATTCCATTCTGACTCTACTTATAGGCAAATTTTAGTAGCTTGGGACCAAACAATAGGAAATATAAGAGCTTTTATAGTGACTAATATATATGAATGGGCATTTGTTGGTAAGAAGTTTAACAAAAAGTTTATGGTTAGAGCATAGGGAGTAAATATGAGAATTATACAGGATATTGTTAAATTAGCTAATAAATTGGATGCAAATCCTTCTACCAAACAAATGGCTTATGAGCTTGATGATATCGCTACTTGCTTGCTAAAAACCGCACAATATATTGGATCTCAAGGGTATTGGGTTAGAAATAGTAGATGTTGGTCCAATTGTTATAGGTATAAACGATACAGTTCGCCCACTAAGCCATCTCAAGATATTTGGTTCGAATGCCAAAAAGAATTTCAAGAATCAATAAATAAAGATGGTGGCCAATGGGATAAATATGCGCATATGACTGGCCATACCAAATTGGCATCTGTTGATAATAGTTTAGAAGTAGTTAATAGGATGGAAAACAGTATTCAAACGCATTATGCAATAATACAAAAAGTTGCGGCAGAGAATGTGGCAAAGGTGGCTGACAGTTTAAATGGTTCTTTAAAGACAGAAGCAGAAGAACTGTCTAAAAAAATAGTAGAAGCCGCTTGGGGGCAGAATAAGTGGTGGAATCCTTCTACTTGGTTTGGAAAAAATAAGAGATTAAAACAATTAGAGCAGTATTTATTAAACCTTGATGCTTTAGGAAGGCAGAGGCGGTCAGATAAAAACGGTTATGCTATATACTCCCCAGAGTACGAAAAAGCTTGGCAAGATTTTAATTATTATTACTATAAAAATATTAGAGACATACCACCTGAATTGCGAAATGTAATGGATCAGTTAAAGGAGACGCAAGCAGGACAACGTTTACCCGCTATACAGAAAGCATTACAGTCTGTGAAACAATATAATTTACAACAAGCTAGAGGCACAAAAACAGAAACCAACACCAACACCAACACCAACACCAACACCAACACCAACGCCAACGCCAACACCAATACCAATACCAACACAACAACAACAGACACAACAGACATAAATTCGTTTATAAAAGTATTTGAACAGTACAAACATGATCCACAATTTCAAAAAGCGATGAAAAAATTGATTCAATATCAACCAAAAGCGAAGCTGGGGCCATCGAGGACTAATGCTCCAAAGGTTAATTTATTAAGGGATAAACCAACAAAGACCAACAGAAAAAACAATCGTACACAAAAAAATCCACAGGTTGTTCCAGAAGCAGGGAATTATACAGGTTTCTCAGGTGACTTATCTAATTATCAGAATGTTAAAGCTATAGGTACACCAGTAACCCTAGCCAGTAATAGTAAAAAGACAATTTTTAAACTATCATAAGGAGAAATTATATGAAGTTTGTTAGCAATTTTATTTCCACTCAAAGCAATCCGCCTACATTGTCTGATATAATCAAGGCAGCGCAAACGAAGGTTGCTATGTCAAACAAGGTGGTTAAAACAGCCGCTGGGTTAGATAACTTTGGCGACAAGAAAGCCCCTCCTTTCAAAAAGAAAAAGAAAAAGAAAGAAGAAGAAGAATACATAGAGGTTGAGTGCGAAGAAGAAGAAGAAGAAGAAGAAGAAGAAGAAGAAGATAAAAAGGAAGCTTGTGGGCGCAAAGGTAAGTCTAAGTGTAAGAAGTCAAAGACTTCAAAACGAGCCAGCAATCGCAAGTGGGTTGTATTAGCCAATTTAACCAAAGAACAAAAGAACTTCTTGCGCGAAGAATTAGAAAAATTCTGGACTAAGAAGTTTGTTGATGCTTTGTTAGCTGATCAGTAATTGTATACTGATGTATATATTAACTGTTAATACCCAGAAAGGGATAGAATAAATGTCTATTATACCAACTGGTAAGCGTAAAGACATGGTTGGACAAACATTCAAGAATGGCAACGATATATTGCCTATAGGTTTGTACGCGCAAACCAGAGAGCCAATAATCCCGGTAGAGCGTGATTTGGTTCAACAAACACCAGTTGCCCCATCTCTTGCAAACCTACTTACCACATCGGTTTCTCCACCACTAAAACAATCCGTTGATAAAGAAGATATAACAAATAACCCTTCCGTAGATACAAGTTTTAAAGATAATACAGATGCTAAAGATAATACAGATGCTAAAGATAATACAGATGCTAAAGATAATACAGATGCTAAAGATAATGCTAACGAGGGGGTACGTAAAAATTTAGATGATACAGAAGAATCTGATGAGAACGATATATCTAAATTAGTTATTAAGTCTCTTACAGAGTGGGGTTGGCCTCTGAGACATGTTGTTAAATATAGAAAAAATATGGTTAAAGAAAAGCTTACTCCAGATGGATATGGCGGCATAAAAAAAGATATTACTATTACAGCCCCAAATAACTATTATGGTAAAAATAAATTAATTAGTGATAAGGATTATAGTTCATTAGTTAATCAGATACGAAGTAAAGCAAAATTGCGATGGACAGGTGGAAATCGCAGCGGTGAAGTAATGACTATACAATTTTCATCTGAATCTGTTAATGAAATGCAAGATCCTGTAGATGAAAAGTTAAATCGCATATATGGTAAGCCAGGAAAACAGGTTACTGGCGAAAAAGAAGCTACTTTGAGTGAAATGATTAAATCTCGCAGAAACGATTTATTTAACATTATGAGGAAAATTGCACAAGGAGATAGAAAATGATTATAAAAGTATCTAGCCATATTGATTGGCTTGAGAGTTCGGAGAGTAGTGATATTAATAGACCAAGTATTAGCAAATCTGCTATGGATGCTTTTGAAGCGGTGGTACACAAGAGAGCCGCTAACCTAAGAGCATTAGGCATGTCTGATGACCAAATTGCTGTTAAATTTAATCTACAGAAAGATTACATATCTAATTTACTTAAACCAGTCACTAAAGTAGCTTGTGCTTGTGAATCAAGACCTGAACCAACACCCAAAGACAATTATGCTGATGGTGCGTTACAGGCGTATAATGCACTTCATAATATCAAAAACTCTAAAGAATTTAATAATAAGCCTATATTGGCACACAAAATATTAGCGTCTAGAAAAGGCGATATTACTGATATAGGGGGTCCGCGTAGACAGATAAAATTTGATTCGTCTAATAGTATTTGGGACAGCGAGGTTTTAAGCCGGCAGTCAAAAATTAAAGGTAACGATGAAAAACTGAAAACCAAGAAAGAGAAAATAGCGCAGCAAAGAGAGGAAATGAAAGAAATATCTAGATACCAAACTATAGACGGCAAATCATTAAAAGAGTATATAGAAAATAATGATTTGACAAAAGGAAATAGTATACAAAGTTTGTCTGGCAAAGAAAGTTATTCGTATGATAAAAAAATTCCTATTAATGGGATAAGCATTTTTGAAAATAGTTTCGATAAAATCCCTGAAAAAACAGAAGGTGAAAAGCTAGCAAATAAGGTGTCGAAAAATGATCGTAGCTGGTTAAATAATACTAAATCTTTAACTACTAAAGATATATTTAATAAAATGGTAGACAGCTTAACTGGGAAATAACATGCCTAATAAAACAATTGATACTTTAACTGGTTTAGAAGAGCAAATGGAAGAAGCAGTAGATATTGCGATTGGTGGGCAACCTTTAAAACCAGATGGGACTCCTATAACCGATCCTGCTGAATTAAAACAATATAACGCAGAAACCCAACAAATGGGTGATAAAATTAAGGGATTAGGAGATGTTATTAAAGAAATTGGTAATCAAAAGAAAGACATGAGTGAAGAATTAACAGAAACACTAGCTTCTACATATTTTTCTATCAAAGATGCTCAACTAAATAATTTGCCAGATGTTGCTAGAAATGAATTTACTAGCACCACTCAGGGTGGGGTGTCCTCGCAGGGAGGTGCTGGAGATTTAGAAGAAGATATATTATTAGAAAATTCTAATTCGGAATTTTCTATTGAAAATATGCATTTTTCTAGTGCTTCTGATGTGATTGATGCTTTAGAAGCAATAGGCAACCCAGAAGAAGCGTCTCAACAGTTTTTTAGACGTTTTGGTAAAGATAACGGATTTACAGAAGACCCCGATATGCCTGGTCGTATTAGCGCAGACGATGATACGATTCGAGATCCGATCAATGAATTTTTTAGTACCAATGATAAAGATGTGAAAGAAAAAATAGCTGAATTTTTATACACAACTGTAATATCAGAAGATGCAAAAGAAGAGGACACCGTGCCCCCAAAAGAAGAAGGGGCTAATGATAATTCTTTAAACAACACACTGTCCTATATACATCCCGCAATCATAAAAATTGTTAAGTATACTGAAAATTACATCAAAAAAATAGCAGAAGAACATCATAAAAATGTACCCTACAATTCTTCTTTTAATTTGGTAAAAGAAGCTCAGCATAAGAGTTTTGAAAACGTTATTATGTATGGTCCTAGTGATAAGGTAGATGCGTTTACTGGAATGCCTATTTCAGATTGGCATTTAGTAGAACGTAATAAAGGTTTTGGGCTAAAAATTGAAGAAATTTGGAATATAGACTGGGAAGTATTGTGGCGCGGTTATGTGATGGATAAATATTCGGCTCCACATAAGGATAAAGATGGGAATTGGGTTGGTGGCTATATTCAAGATCGTTTTGAGGTCGATAAATATATTCCGTCTTATAATAATATGCAATTGGCTCCTGGCGAGCGTCGTCGGGCTACACCTCCAGAATATAGTCATACTGAAGCTCGTTTAGAAGCTGCCCGTGAAAAAGGCAAACCTTTTAATTGGGCCAAAGAAGCATCTTCTGTGCAAACAGTCAACAAGTATGCTAAAAATAAGAGAGGGCAAACAGCTTCTATAAATATATATGCTTCTGATAATGATTTATATGAGAAGGGCTATAAAGACGGAAAAGATGGCGAAGAGATGGGTTTCCCGGATAACGATATATATATGTGTGGCTATTCAGAAGGGGTTAAAAGTAATAGAGAAATGTACAGGGAACATAAAGAAACAGATGAAGATATAGTTGAAAATCTATCAAAAAAAAAAGTAATCCAGTCTAATAATTCTGGCATTTTTTCTGTCAAGGTAAAGCAACCGCAAAGATGGTGTCCTTATTGTGGTTCTAAAATGCGCAATGCTCTTACACCTACGGACCCGACGGGGGCTACAGGTCGTACTAAAAAATTTAAAGGCAATCCTGATGAATGTCCTAATTGTCATAGAATAGTTATCAACCCACTTACTAGCGATCCACAAATGAACCGTTCTAATCCCGGTCAATCAGGAAGTCCAGTAAACATTCAAAATAATCAATATATACAACAGGGTGTGCCATTAAAGGCTACTAGTGGCATCTTTTTTGATGGTAAACAATTTGTATGTTACAAGGAAGGACAAAAGACTTTGTTTGATACTTTTGAGGATGCAGAAAATTATAATAAAGACGATGAAGAATTGTGGGAAAAGCCTGTAGATATGATAAATGAGGAACAAGAGGAAATATTATCTACAATGGATAATCTCGCTATAGATGGATAATGAGGTAAAAAAATGCCAATTAAATTTTCAATGCCTGATAGTAGTCCTTCTGGAAAACGTAAGATATCTAATGCTAAAGGTTTACAACCGGATACACCTTTAACATCAAAAAGTTACGTCACTTCTGGTAGTGCTTATTTACCTATTACAAGAACATCGCAGTTTTCTGGGTATGGCGCAAATGTAGCTATATCTCAGCCAATGTTTTTTTCGCCTATGTTTACTCCGCAATCTTGGCAGATTGCTAGTAGGCGCAAAGAGATTTATCAATGGCTGTTTATAAATCCTTGTGATGTAATGACTGAAGATTATACTTATTCAGGATTAACCGACATCTCGTTTGATTATAAAAAGGTTGTACAAGATACTTTAACTGGTGGGGTTTTATTTGAAGGTATTGATTATCCACCAATTATGGACAGTGAAGGCAATTTTAGAAAACCGCCACGATATTCAGAGAGAGAGTGTATAAATAAAAGAATATTTAAGTTTTATGCCATAGGCTATTGGAGAACAGTATCTATTTCTGAAGAGCATTATATTTTTGTGCTTGATGGTAGTGAGGGATTGATTAAACGCACTATGTCATGTAATGTGAGTTCTAATGACTATTTATTAACACCAGTTCCTCATGTCGGTAATAAGTCTGTAGATAAAGATATGGCATGGCTTATTGGGCTATTAGCTACAGATGGTTGTTTGTCAAAATCAGCTAGTGGCTCATATGCTGTACGCATTCCAGAACATTTACAAAAAGTTGTTGATGCTATATGGGGGCAACAGTGTGGAAATAACAATGTTTGGAGAGTAGATAGTGGACATGTGTGGGAAACAATTAAAGATTTTATTGTTTTAAATAATAAACACAGTTCAAAGAAATTTACTAATTTTATTGCTCAGTTAGACAGAGAAAGTAGGTTGCATTTAATTGCAGGGTATTTAGATGGGGTTGGAAGTTTTGATGAAACAGGTGACATAGTAGTTAACATCAGTTCTTGTGATTTGTCGGATCAGTTATATGCATTGTTGTTATCAACTGATATTGTATGTAGTTTAAATAAAGTTCCTCTGCATGGGGGAAATTATGCTTGTGCTACAAATTCGGAATGGTTTTATCGTATATGTATCCATAATTCCGAAGTGCATAAGATTGCTCCTTATATAAAGGGAGATAAAACGCCTTTTAATCAGCCAGCAAATTTAAAAAGAGGGCTAAGATTTTTTTATGAAAATAGTGGTATTAAGTACCTTTGTTCTCCTATCGCTAAGATAGAACAATTTTATTATAATGGTAAGGGTTTTGATATTGAAATGACCAATGAGCGACATGCATTGGTTGCCGGTGGATACATTTGTTCTAATTCTAGGTTTTACTATGAGAATGAACCCAAAGTAGCCGCTGGTGTAGATTTCTATAGTCAATTCCCGCTTTCGGGTTTTGTATTAGAGTGTAAAGATAAAAAGGTTTTATCCTATTTTGAACAGATGGTTGAAGAATTAAGACTAGCCAATTGGTTACGTCTAATAAGTCATGAATATTTTTTATTAGGTGATGTATTCCCATTTTTAAGTATAGAGTGTCCACATTGTTCTGGTACTGGTATCAAACCCAATGGTAAGCCCTGTAATCATCCAGATGGTAAATTTAAGAGCATAACGGTACTAAATCCTGATTTTATAGAAGTTACAGATTCTCCGTTTCCTGATCAAAGACAAATATATTTAATACCTGATGAACAATTGCGCAAAACGGTATTAAGTAAAGAACCAAAGAATATATATGATCGTATTCCTGATCAATTAAAGAAACTGATTGCATCTGGCCAAAACATTTTATTATCTCCACGTTCAGTCAGCCATATTAAGCATAGTGAATGTCCCTATGGTAAATATGGCGTTTCTATGTTGCGCAGACTGTTTCATCCATTAGCTTATAAAACCAAGTTAATGACTGCAAATTGGATTGTGGCTGAAAGGTTAATATTACCAGTAAGAGTTATAAAGATTGGGGATAAAGATCGTCCTGCGGGTCCAGATGATATTGCGGATATGCAGCAGCAAATATCAGCATTGGCTAATGATCCCAATTTAACTATAGTTACTCATCACGCTTTTGAGTATGATTATATTGGGGCTACTGGCAAAATACATAATATCACTTCTGAGTTAGAATATATTGGTAAAGAATTGTTAGATGGCTTAATGTTAAATCAAGCATTGTTGAATGGTGAAATGAGCGGATATGCATCTGCACAAGTAGGTATTGAAACATTAATTAAAAGACTGGAGACCTGGCGTGCTACTTTATCAGATTGGATATATGAACATTTATTTAAACCTACAGCAATGATGCAGGGCTTTATAGATGAGGAAGCGACTAAAGAATTGGGTAAAACCAAATATTTATATCCAACTATTAAGTTTAATGATATGCAACTTAGAGATAAGACTAATAGGTTGCAAATGTTTATGCAATTGCACGATAAGGGCTTAATTTCTACTGAAAAGTTATTAGAAGAATTTGATATCGACTATGATCAAGAAATGATTAGGATACGTAGACAACAGGTAATGTCATCGCCCGGTGGTCCTAGCGTAGGGGGCACTGGAGGAATAGCTGGCGGTGCTGGTGGCGGTATGCCTGTTATGGGTGGTATGGATATGATGGGTGGGCCACCGCCTGGTGGTGATATAGGCGGAATGCCTGGTGGGGATATGGGTGGCGGGGCTGGTGGTGCATCACCTCCTATGGGGGCGGCGGCGAGTTCCCAAAAAGTTTATAAGAAGGGGAAAGCTCCTAAAGCTAAAGACCATGAAATTAAAATGGTTGCTCCCTCTTTCGTGAAGCTTACTAGATTAGAACAGAAAACTTTAGGGATTATACAAGAATTACAGTTACCGTTTAAGTTGTATGGGCAATTTCAAAAGAAATTACCAGGAGAGCCTCAACCATTTGTTATGGATTTTGCTATGCCAGAAATAATGGTTAATATCGAATGTTTACATCCAGATCAATTGGTTTCAACTGTTAATGGATCATTACCGGCATGTACCATTCAAGAAGGGGATAAATTAATAGGACAAAACGGGGATGAAGTTGTTGTAGAAAGAAAAATAATTAATTTATGTACACATAACTTATTAAGTATAAAAGTTCTCGGGCATTTGCCTATTCATGTAACAAAAAATCATCCTATGTTGGTAGCGAAGCCTAAAAAAGTGTCTAGATTGTCTGTTGAGCCAAATACAACCAGATATAGAACATATGTTGAACCAGGGGATATTTCTTTTATAAATGCTGATGAAATAAAAGTTGGCGATTTTTTGATGATGCCAAAATTTAAAACCGACACAATCGTAGAGCAAATAGATTTATCAGATTGTAACAAAATCGCCCCGAAAGGTAGTAAAATTTTACCCGATTCAATTGAAGCCACAGAAGAATTAGGCTGGCTTTTAGGGGTATATTTAGCAGAGGGTTGTTCCGATACAAATGGTTCTAATGTTGTATTTTCTTTTAATATTAATGAAATTGAATATGTAGAAAAAGTGCAGCTATTATTGAAAAATATATTTAATTTAGATTCAAAACTATATCATAATTTAACTGATCATTGCGCCAGAGTTAGTGTATCGAGCCATATTTTAGCTAGTTTTTTGCATAATTCATTTGGTCAGCATACACATCTTAAAAAGCTTCCAAAATGGATATATCAAATGCCTGATATATTTATTGTTGGATTTGTGAGGGGATTTTTGGGAAGTGATGGTTGTGAAAATTTAAATATTATTCAAAGATATATATCATCTTCAGTGGCTTTATTGATGGATCTGCAAAGGCTTTTGACCAGATTGAACATTTTTGCCAATTTATGCCAATCTAGGTCACAAGGGACAGTCAATGGTTTGTGGGAATTAACCATATATTCGAATGTGCAGGAAAAGCAATTCTATGAAGATAATAATTATTTTTATATGCCAGTAAAAACGATTATTGAAATTCCATACACAGGCGATGTTATTAATTTTACTACTTCTGGTGTCAAGGAATCTAATCATACTTATTGCGTTGGCAATTTAATTTCTCACAACTGCGACGGGGCCATATGGCATGAGCAGGAGGGTGCTAAAGAGCGTGATGCTGAACGTGATCGGAAATTAGCTTCTTATGGTTGGAGAGTGTTACGATTTACCGAACAGGCAATTAATCAAAATGCAGATCAAGTGAAGCAATTAATATATGAAAATGTGAAAGAGGCCGCTGAAGAACATTTTCATAGAAGGAAAACCGCAAGTTCTGTTGAAAAAATTACTAAACATGCTAGTGAGATAGATCACAACACAGATTTAGATGATAAATCGTGAAGATTAGATCTATTAGTGGAGTGGATAATGGAACCATTCAATTTAACAAAAATATCTGGTCGAAAAAGAATTAAGGATCGTGGGATTAATTGGAAAGAGAGATATCGAGAAAAATCATTGACGTTAAAGAAACGTTATGATAAACAGATTGGACAGGGAGCTTATAGGCGATGGGAGGGGCATGATTATACAACGAATTCGGACTATTATGTAGTAGTTGGCCCGACTGTACAAAGCGATTTTGGTAAGTGTTTTTTTGCTGGAATTAAGAAGTTGCCAAAAGACCCTCATAAAAAAGTATATAGTCCTAGTGGGGAATATTTTATTAATATTATAGCTGCATATTCACATGCTAGTAATAAGTGGGGGGTCCCATTTCCTACCGGTCAAATAGCTTATACACAGGCACATTTGGTTGATGTAAAAATTCCTGAACATATTAAAGGATAAAAGACATGAATGAGTATACTCTTAAACAATTAATTAGTAAATTAACCGGCGTAGAGCTAGTACGTACAGGAATGGCTCGTCATATGCAGGGAGTAAATATAAAAAATCGTATGTTAGAGTGGAAACCTTGGAGCATGAGTGGTGAACTTCCTAATTATGTAAAGCAATATATAGACAAACGACTGTTGGATTGGGAAACAACATTTGGAGATAGTGTAGCATTTGCTTTATTTGCTATAGATCCTTCTGTTACTGATGAAGATTTGGCACGTTTAGATGAGTCAAATCATCCTAGGAAAGACGAGATTAGAGAGGTGGTTGATCGGATAGTAATAGAGAGTGGTATTCCTCTTTTGCAGAGCAAAACTGAGGCTTCCATGAGAAGGCCAGGTATACAGGTGGGCGGTGATTTTAACGGAAGTGAATCACATGCACAGGCATACGGTTGGGCTTGGGGAGCAGAAAAGGCATATCCAGACGAAGATACTCGTCAGGTGAAGCATTTGACTCAAGTGGAGCAGTCAAGGCACTTACGTAAAGCTGAAAATTATAAGAGGCTACGAGAGGATGGTCAATTACCGAACTGGTATGCAACTCCTAAAGTATTTACACCAGTGGTAGCTCCAGTTGGAGGTGGTTTTGGTTTATTTTTAAAGAATATATATGATGATACTTTAATGAATATTATTTCGCCTAGCATATTAGCTTTACAGGCTAAGTTGTTAGATAAAGAAGTTGATGATTTAGATTCGAATATGGATTTATCGGTGAAAGTATTAAGGCACACCAGTACTATTAATACATTTTTTGCCAACACAGTACAACAGGGAAAACAGACTATTAGAAGCAATTTCGCCCCTGGTAGGCGAATGTTTTTATTAGATAGTCCGAACGATCCAAATCCAAAACCCATATATCCTAAAAGGTCGGACACACCGGATAAAATAGATCCTGTGTTTCAGGGGAGAACTATATCTGATTTTGCTACTGCAAAGCAGTATAAAAATCAGATTAAATATACTAAATTTGATGATCGTTTATATATTTTAAAATTAAAGCTAAATGGTTTATTATTTTGGGAAAATGTTCAAGATCCTAGCAAAGTTTTTAACGCTACAGAAGAACAAATTAATACATTTAATTGCTATAAAGGACGGATATTTCAAATTTCCAATTTTGTAAGAAATAAATATAAATTTACAACATATGCACAAAAAGCACAATATGAGAAAGACTGTAATTTATTGAATGAATTTCGTGATTTTATTAGAACTTTGCCAGAGTCACAGAAAAAAAACGATTTAGGGGAATTGTTATATATTGGACCTGATGGGAACCCTACAACAGAAGATACTGGACAACCTCTTTATAATCGTCGTAGGACAGATGTTCCTACAAATAATATTATAGTATTATTAATATCTCCTAGATTTAGCATATCTAGAATGGTAGGCAAAAATCAGGCTGAAGGAAGACTCCTTAATCCTAACTATGAATCTGACAAACCTTCTTTGGTGTGGCATAGAGGCCGATTCACAGCTAAACGGGAAGTGTGGTCGGTATGTGAACGTCAGTATTCTATATCTCGTTTAAAACAACAGCGAATGCAGTTTACCCCCATGAACACTGTTATAGAAAAACCAACTTGTAAAGAAGCAGTTGAAGAAGCGAAAATCCGATTTAGAATACCAGATACAGCCTTGCCTACTGAAGCTCAAATCCAAGCTGCTCAAACATTATATGATAAAAAACAGGCGGCTCTGCAAGCACTGGGTGAGGAGAGGGGGGTATATGATTCAGAGGTAGCCCAAGAGACATCCGCAGTACCAGAAGAAGGCATGGTGGCTGACAATAACGTTGACAATAATGATGTAAATGATGTAGATGATGTAGATGATGTAGATAATAACATACTAGCTCGTGTTAAACAACATTACTATAAAATAATATGATTACTAAAAAAGCTACATTATCAATGCGCAAAATTGAGGCTTTAAACAAGCCTGCTGGCTGGGAATTTTTTGATGGTGATCAAGAACTGTCTATTAGCCGTATTAAATATGCTTCGATACAAAAAGACACAGACTTAGGTGGATTCGATCTACAGGCAGCTATCAAAGAACATCCTGATTTTTTGTATGTTAAAGTATTTGCCATTAAAGAAAATGAACCAAATGATAATGGTGATTTGTTTTCTGCTGAAGAGCTTAAAAAAGCAGCACATACTTTTATTGGTGTGCCTGTTTTTACCAACCACCAGAATGATGATATAGAAAAAGCAAAAGGCAAAGTGGTACATGCATGGTACGATGAAAAAATGGGTGGGATATGGACTATTAATGCTATAGATAAAGTGGCATATCCTACACTTGCTAGAGGTATACAATCGGGATATGTGAACGGGACATCAATGGGCACTCAAGTGTCGCATTCTATTTGTTCTATTTGTCACAATCAAGCTAGTGTGGCTGAAGAATATTGTATACATGTTAAGGAACAAAAAACACGTAAATATTCAGGCAAGGTCAAATGTGCTTACCATAAGAGTAAGCACAAACCAGAAGGCCCATGTCCTATTTGTGGGTGCGAAAAAGGAGCTATTAAAGAACATGAATATAAAGATGCTTTGGTATATGAACATAATTATGGATTAAAATTCATTGAAGATAGTTTTGTGGTTAACCCAGCATGTCATGATTGTTTGGTAGAATGCATATTAAATGTGCCAGAATATGCCAATAAAGTAGCTTCTATTAAAGCAAAGATGGAAAAGATCGCTAGAGACCAGTCTGCTAATAAATTAATTAAAGTTGCTGGTTTGGCAGAATTGCAGATGTTAAATAAAGCTATGAAGTTTATGGAAGTGGTTGCTAAATCCATGATGGATCAAAAAGAATCGGTAAGCATGGAATATGTTAGTGATATTGTAGATGTATTGGCAAGCACTCAAACTGTAACAGATGAATTAATAGAAATGGGTTATGGTAATATTAAATCGCCTCCAACACTGCAAGATCCTGAGGTTATTAGCGACGCTATATCATTAACTGGTAGAAATCCTGGGCAGCAGGTGGCTCCCAGTAGCTTGACTCCCTCCCCCACCCCACAGCCACCTGCTGTTTCTTTTACTCCCCCCGCTCCTACTGTTCCTGCTGCTCCCCCTCAGAAAGGAACTATGATAGGAGTAAGTTCGCCTATGGCTGATTTAGGAACTGTAACTAAACCAACCTTTTCGCCAAAAGCACAGAAAAAAATAGAGGAATTTATTAAAACGGGATCGAATATAGAAAAAAGAATATCTAATTTAGTAGAAATTATAGACAAATACACAGATATTAGGGCAAATAAATTGGATTTTAGTTTATCTAAAAACGGGATTACTGTAGCTGCACATAATGCTTCTAATGGATTTATTTTGTCAGCTTTCATTGCTGACAAGGAAATCGAGAGTGAAAAAGTGTCTCACTATCGTAGTCATAGTGAGGATTTCTGGCAAGACCCAGATAGGGCTGCATTAGAAATTATATCTGATATAGATAAAATAGCATCGACTCTAATAAATAGAAACACGGAATCTGGAGATATTATGAACAAACAAGAAAAGATAGCCGCTTCTGCCAACGTTACTACAGAAAAGCAGCTTGAAAAGAAACTAGAAGAGTATGCGGGCAATCGACAGGGAGACGGACCTTCTGAGATTACTCAGGGTCAATTGGATAATGCTGACGCACCAAATCATACCACTACAGATTCTCCACAAAAACGAACAAATGCTGAGGTGGAATATACTACTGAAAATCAATTAGCCAAAGATCTAACAAAAGGTGGATTGGCTCGTTGGAACGATTATGCCAACGTAACTACTGAAAAACAATGGGAAGATTTCCACCGTGCTGTGGGAGCAATCCTATCAGAAGATCAGAGTAACCATATTACTAATGCTCAATTGGAAGATTTACGTAAAAACCATAAATGGACCGACCCCAATGTGACAACTGAGGGACAATTGAAAGGCAACTGGGAAAACAAAGAAGCTTCGAAGAGTTATGCTAAAGCACTAGTTACTGCCGCTACAGCGTCTTTGTCAGACACAATTGCGTATTATAAATGTACACCAGAAGAGGTCGCAAATGCAGCTAAGTTTATCGGTAATGATCCGCATCGTCAGATTAAGGCTGCTTTTCTGGTGCTTGTAAATGGTTCGCCATTTAAAAAGGCAGAGCGTGAAGCGGATATGCACAGAACCAATTATTTTAGCAAAACTGCTTCAGTGTCTGTAAACCCTGTAGATGCATTGGTGAATTGTATGAGTAGTCATTGCTTAAACCTCAAAGCAGAAGATTTGGTTAATGCCGTGGCTGCAATCGCAGCAGACAAAGATAAGATGCAAACAGTAGAAAAACTAGCATCGCAAAAAATGTCTAATAATATAAAAATTGACCAAGTAGTAGATAAAGTGGCTGCTATAGATGATGCATTCAAGGAAATGTATAATGATGATATTGAGGATATCTTTAATCAACCAATAAAAAACAACTCAGAAGATAATGATATTTTTAAAGAATTAGATCCGTCATTTGAAAATGATGATGATGATGATGATGATGATGATGATGAGAATGAAAATGAGAATGATGAAAATGATGAAAATGATGATGATGATGATGATGAGAATGAGAATGAGAATGAAAACGAGAATGATGAAAATGATGATGAAAATGATGATGATATGTATAATAAATACTCATCGTCAGATGGCATGTATAAAATATGCTCTACTATAGATGAGATTAAAGCTCCCATATCGGATAAGATTGCTTTTACTAAAGAGGCTGAAAAGTTTGCAAGAAATTTAACAGATAATAAACATGCTGTTTTGTATAGTATTGAAGTTGATGAAGATAAGGGTATTGTTCATACCACGTTAAAGGATTCTCGTAAGTTGTCAGCTATAGAAAAAGCTCAATATAACAAATATGCTTCTCTTCAGCGCAAAGTATTGAGAAATGAGCTTGTGAGACAGGCTCAAATGATGGGCGGCGAAATGCCACAAGGTCCAGGCGGCCCTCCAGGTGTGGGAGCAGGAGCACCTCCCACTCTGGGCGGACCGGGAATGACACCTCCACCCCCTACCGAATCTTTAGAAGCTGCTCCCCCATTAGAAGGGGTAGATGAAAGCGAAGGAGGAGAAGACCCCAAGCCACCAGGCACTATTTGTCCTGTATGTGGGACACAAGATGTAGATGTAGTTGCCGGTAAAGGTCAGTGCAATAATCCGGCATGTGGTTCAGAGTTTATCGTTAAAGTTATGATTGAAGTGACTAAATATAAGGGTGTGACTGATGATGGTAGCGAGAAGAAGGCAGATGAAAATGAGGATAAAGATAAAGAGTCCGGGTTTGAAATGCCACAGAATGAAACTCCCACCACACCAGTGGCAGCACAAGTAAAAGTGAATCCAAATATAGTTAAAAAGTTTGCCAAATCTGGTAAACTAGGGAAAAGAAGCCCGTTAACTGGTTCCAATAACACATATTATTTAGGTTCAGCTAAAGATAAGTATGGATTTAGTTATGATAAATATTTATGTATGGATACCGGGGCTGTATATCAAGTTCATACTAGATTAAGTAAGAAAGATCCGAGAACTGCTTACGTTGAATGGCGATGGTTGCCCAAAACCGCTCAATCTAACTGTAGCGTATGTGACAGAACCAGAAAAGCTTGGATTCATTCTTTAAACCAATTTGATGTGTCTACTGCTAAATTTGATTCTATGTCATTTAAGGACAAGGCTGACACCCTTATAGCTATGCAAAATAAGGGTTTATTTGGTATGGTTAAAACAGCAAGTCGTACAGGTTCAGTAGTAGCAGATTATAAAAAGGCTTATTCTTTAGGCAATAATCCATTCCCATATGCAGCTTGTGTGGCTAAGTTAGCTAACAGATTTGGAGAAAATGCTATCGCATTAAGCGGTCCATTCAAAGGTTCTAATTTAGCAGAATGTATTTGCAAGACTCTGAAAAAAGCTAAAATTTATAATGATAGGATAGCTTTTAAGTTTGCTGATATTTGGAACGATAAAGATGCATGTCTTGAATGCATGGAAGATTATGTACGATTAGGATATAGTATGGAAAAAGCCGCTAATGTATGTCAACATTTAAAAGTGAGATATGCAAGTAATGATGAATTGTTTGTAGAAGCAGTAGGAGAACAAATGGCCAATCCACTACAGCGAAATCAACAGCCACCACAGAAAAAACAAAAAACTACTGGCAAGAGAATGATTGAAGACTTTTTCGGAACAGATGAATTTGAAAATGAAGAAGAATTTCCAGAAAGCGGGACAGTAGAAGTAGAATTAGATGGTGATTTAGCAGATGATATTGAAATTGAAGATAATGGTGAAACAGTAACTATAGAATTGCCTATTGAAGCTGTGCAAGCACTGGACACCGCTTTAGATACTGTGTTAGGCCCATATGATGAGGACAATATTGGGGTTGGGAATAATTCAGATGAATTAGTAGAATTTGAAGAAGGAGAAAATGATGACAATGTAGAAGACAAAGAAATGTTCGATGTTAAACTAAAAGACAGTGACAGTGAAGAAGAAGAAGAAGAAGATATAGATGATGATGATAAGAATGATGATGATAAGAATGATGATGATGAGAATGATGATGATGAGAATGATGATGATGAGAATGATGATGATGAGAATGATGACGATGACGATGACGATGATGATGATGATGATGATCCGTCAGTTAGTCCAAATACAGAATTCAAAGAAGGGGATGATGACGAAGAAGCCGAACGTCTGGCTTCATATATGAAACGTGGCAAACAAAACCGCGTTGGAGAAATCAATTTAGATCTAACTAATGTTATTAAGATGCTCAATAAACAGGCAGGTGAGGTAGAACCGAAAATACAGGGTGCTCAAGATGTGGTTGATGGATATAGCGACGGGTCTACTATGGGAGATGAGCCTTCATTCAAAGATGTCAAGAAGCCTAGTATCCCCAGGGGGGACGCTACGTTAGGAAATGAACCAAAAGACTTAAACCCCAAAGATAAACCTCTTCCAAAAATTCCTAAAGGTAATAAAAGTGAAGGGAATCTTGATGGGGAAGAAAATTATAAAGCTGAGGATGGTGTCAATATGAGCGGTGGACATAAGGGACAAGGCACATCTCAAGCTAAATCAAAAAAGGTAAATAAAACCGCTGATAAGAAAGTTACCGTTAAACCACCACAAGATGTGGTAACTGATTATAGCAATAATAAAGACCATTCAAAATCAGGTGTGGTCAGAACTCCTCATGAAGAAAAAGATAAAGTAAAAATTCCAGAAGGAGGAGATGATGCATTTATAGAAGATGAAAAAACAAGCTTAAAATCAGTACCTAAAGCTGAGAAAGATGCACCTGTTGTTCCAACAAAAGGTGAACTTCTTAGCAAGGAAAGAAATGAAAAGAATAAACCAAATTTGGTTGAAAATATGAAAGGCTTTGTCGCTGCCAACAGCGATAATAAGTCCAAAGCAGTTGTCGCAGAAGCATTTAGAATCGCTGGAAAACTTATAGAAGCTAAACGTATAGAAGCAACAGAATTACAAACTAAGGTTGCCGAGCTTGCTCGATACGATCTTGGTACGCTGAAAGATATAGAAAAATCACTTTTCTCTGCTCCAAAGGGACTTGCTACAGAGCCAGACGGGGTGGAACAGCCCGTACCTATCATTAGCCAAGCCGCTAATGAAAGATCCAATGCTCAAAGTTTAACAGATGCATTGAGGTCGTTATTTAGTCTGGACCAACAAAATAAAGTTGCATCTGAATTGACAGATGCAAATTTAAGGAAAACCTATGGAAAATAAGTTGATTGCTTCCTTAGAAGCAACAACAGGAGAAAATATATATGGCTTTAATTGTATTACATCACACAGTGGTTGACGCCTTCGATGTCAACCCGAACACGGCATGGTCTTCTTCTAATCGTATCGTACAGGGATCGGTCGTTGGTGTAGATAATTCAACTGGTTATTTGTCGTTACCGTCTTCAACTGCATTCCCCTTGGGTATCGCAGGCGACAATGCTACTGATGAATATAAAACTACAGCTTATGCTGCTCAGTTGGTTGTCTCCCCAAGCGGAAAAACCCGCTGGACTAGCAATCGTGTTTCAGATATGTTTAATGAAACCATGGCTTCTGGTAAAATGACCGTATACGTAGGATCTGGTGTGTTTGCTACCGATCAGTATCTAACACATAACACTTTCACGGTCGGTCAACCAGTTTATGCAACCTCTAATGGTGTGTTAACATCTACTGCGGGTAATGCTGGTACCTTTGGAGCACGAGTAGTGGGATATGTAACTAAAACCCCAACCTCGTACCCAAGCGGTGTTCCCGGTGCTGATACTGATGCAACACTTGGTGCTGCCGCACAAGGTGGTACAACTATGTCGTTGGGTCAGTTCTTAACTTTCCACTTAAGCATTTAATAGTTGTCTAATAAGTTCTATTGAACTGTTTTAGAAACTATAAGGAGAAAATATATGGCTTACAAAAATTCTAATTCTGACGCACAAAAAGAAGCTGTAATTGCACAGGCTCTAGAGACTGATGAAGGGCGCGTCGCCTTAGCTCAGTCAATGGTTGAACCAATTCGTCGTTCTCTTGAATATCAGGCGGTTGGTCGCAAACTGCTCATGGTAGATGAGCTTCCACAGGGCGCACTCGCTCGTTATGAAAGAGATGTTGCTTCTGTTGCTCACGTAATACCACGTCGAGGAGCAGTCCCTGATATGATTACCGAAGGCGAAGAAATATTGGTTCCAACCTTTGAAATTGCTGCTTATCCAACTATTCGTTTGTCTGAAATTAAAGCACGTAGATTCTACATTGTAGATCGTGCTCAAATTAAGGCAAAAGAAGCTATCCAAAAAGAAGAAGATCTTAATATCTTCAATGCTCTTGATGCGGCTGTAACTAATCGTGGTCAATCGGTTACTGCACCCGGTTCTGGCTTAGATCCGGCATCACTTAATGAAGCATTCCGTATGGTTGAACAGCACGACTTAGTTGCTACCAAAATAGTGTTACATGCTAATCAGTATGCATCAGTTCGTACCTTTGGTAAAGATTTCTTTGATGAAGCGACCACAAGAGAAATCCTTACAACTGGGTTGTATGGACACTTGTGGACCGCAGATATTCACGTATCCTCTCGTATGAATCCTGCGAAAGTACTAGTTGTAGCTTCGCCTGATACTGTTGGTGCTTTCCCGATTCGTCAAGATATAACAGTGTTGCCTGCTGATGATCCCAAGAAATTGAGATTAGGCTGGGTTATATATGAAGAAGTCGGTGTGGTAGTAGTTAACGATTATGCAGTTAGTAGTGTTATCATCAGCTAATGTAAAAACGCTGTTTTTACTCTAAAAAAGAGTTGGCCTTAAAAAGCCAACTCTTTTTTTTGCATACAAAATTCTCGCATATAAGAGGTCTTGCGATATTTGTATATACATCTGTAGTGTTTATTTAAACTTACTTTGTGCAGATTTTCGATATATTGCCTATATTAATCGAAGGTTATTGTGTGGAAGAGTAAATTATATGATTTATATATCAATAAAAAATATAGTATATCAAGAATTGCAATAGAATATAATATTAGTGTAGGTGCTGTTTATAATGAAATGTTAAAGCAGAAAATAGAATCTCGTAGTTCTAGTGAGGCTGCTTTGATTAGAACTGGAAGTAAATTAGATTATAATATATCATATTTGAATGAAAAAATTATAGAATGGGTTGATGGATTTTTATTAGGTGATGGGTCAATTAATGTAAATAAACATGTAGGGAGGTTTACTTGTAGTACAAAACAGTTAGAATTTTGTCAATATTTAATGTCTGGATTAAGTATTTATGATCCAAGTGAGCCGAAATTTTATAAATATAAATATAAAACATTAAATGGAAATGAGGGTTGTTGGCAGTCTTCATCCAGGTTTCACCCGGATATTTTTGATCAATATAAAAGGTGGTATCCCGGTGGAATAAAGTTAATTCCAACTGATATAAGAATTACTCCTGTTTCTATGATGTTATTTTATTTGGGGGATGGAACATTGGTTAAATCAAAGAATAATTCTATTGCTTTGCGACTGTCTTCTGATTGTTTTAAAAGAGATAATATAGAAAACACTTTAATAAACAAGATGCTTCAATTAGGGATTGAATGCAAAATAAATAATGAGGGAAGAATAAACATTCAATCAAATGGTATAAAGAATTGGTTTAATTTTATTGGGTGCAAATCTCCTATAAGTTGTTTTGACTATAAGTTTGACTTACCTACCTGGCGTTTTACATCAATGAGAGCAAGTCAGGTTGCATCGATGCTATCTGTTAATCTGTCTAGGCTTCATTATTTGATTAAGATTGGCAAAGTGCCTTGTATCAGGGCTTCAAAAAACGGACGCCCTAGATTGGAAGAAAATTCTATCAATATTTGTAAGAAATTAATTCAACAGGGTGAACTGTGAACAAAGTCAAATCGATTATTTTCAGAACTACTGAACAAGACAACATAGAGCTTGATTTTAAATCAAGCTTGTTTGGTATGTCAAAATCTAATTTGATTCGCCAGTCTGTGTCACACTTTTGGACTACTGACAGCGAAAAGCTGAAAAAATTATTTGTTATTTATCAAAATGAGCCTGATAAAAGGAAAGATATAGTTTACATTTTATTTAAGCATTATAGAATAAGAGGGTTTCCTTACATTCAATTAAGTGATGAGAAACAACTTCAAATTATGGAATCTCTTATTAACGGTTCTTCTCCATTGTTAGATAATGATACTTTGCAATCTACAACTTTTGGATTAAATTTGGCAAATTATTATCATCCCCATATGAATGAGGTCAAATATAGTAACTCCAAACATAAATCACCAGTGGAGATGTTTAATAGTGATGATGGTTTAAAAGATTGTATAAACAGGATGATGGAAATAGGTGATTATCCGAGTTCATCTAATTTGCGTAAGATTCTGAAGAATAGGAATGGTGTTCGTAGTGTTTCTAATTTTAAGCCAGCTATTGCAAAATTTATTTACAAAAATTATGCCAATGATGGTATGGTTTTAGATCCATGCTCTGGATATTCTGGTAGATTAATAGGGGCAATAGCTACAAATATGGGTATACAGTATGACGGTATTGATCCAGATGGTAGGACAGCAGTTGGTAATATGAAATGCGCTGCATTTTTTACTAAATATTATAATTTTAAATATACATTTCATTTAGGATGTGCAGAAGATATAATGAAAGGAATTACTACAAGATACAATTTAGTGTTTACTTCGCCGCCATATTTTAACATTGAAAGATATTCTGAAGAAGATAATCAAAGTTTTAAGCGATGGCCTGATTATAACAGTTGGTTAAACAATTTCTTATTTGAAATAGTAAGACAGTCGCTTAGGTTACTATTAAATTCTGGTTATTTAGTAATAAATGTAAAAAATTATAAAAAATATCCTATTGCTGACGATTTATTAAAATATTGTATGCATAGCGGTTTCTTATTAGAGAAGACATATTATATGAAACTTATGAATAGAGAGTTTAATTTGTCTAAAGGAAATTCATTTCACACGGAACCAATATTTGTATTTAAAAAGATATAATTATGCTAAATAAGGTATATAATTATGAATCTATTATATTAATTGAATTAACATTAGAGAAGGAAAAATTATCTATTCCATATCGTTCTAAAGATTATATTTGGGCCACATGTCGTTATTGTGGTATGCCTCACCGCTTAAGTTTTGAAAAATACAAATCTGCGGGATCGGCATGTCACAAAGAGTGCAGTAAGAAGGAAAAACAACAGACATCTCCATTTAAGAATGTCTCTATTTTACATAAATGTAAAGACACACTGCAAAGGAAATATGGTGTCGATAATCCTCAAAAAAGTTTAATAATAAGAAAGAAAACGGCTGTTACTAATAAATATAAATATGGTTGTGAAAACGTATTTTCTTCTAATGATATAAAGGAAAAAATTAAAGCAACTCATATTAAGAAATATGGAGTAGACAATCCAGCCAAATCTTCAGATATAAAAGACAAACAAAGACAAAGTTTTTTAACTACTATAACCGGCAACGATATTTATTGTGTTCATAATTTACTGCAAAATCCCCTATTTTGGGAACAGTTAAAAAATCAAACATTATATGAAATTTCAATAATACACGGAATAAAATATGGTAGCTTATTATCTGCTTTAAATGAGCCAAAATATAAAGAAAGATATAATTTAATATATACATATCCTAAATATCAGCAGCAAAAAGAGTTATATAACCATTTAAGTAAGTTTATTGATTGTACAATAAATGACAGAACAGTTATTGCACCTTATGAATTAGATATTTATATACCTATTAAAAAGTTTGCTATTGAATATAACGGTAATTACTGGCATTCAGAGGCTATATTAACTCCTGAACTCGCAAAAAATAAGCATATTATAAAAACTAATTTATGTTTGGATAAGGGGATAAGATTGTTTCACATATTTGAATCACATTGGTTACATAAGAAAGAGAAATTAATTTCATGCATAAAAGCAGCTTTGAATTGCAACCAACATAATATATATGCAAGAGAATGCAAGGTGGATGATTTCATTAATGTAAAGTCTTTTTTAGACGAATTCCATTTACAAGGTAGTTGTAATTATTTGAAGTCTTTTAGTTTATGCTATGCTGGTGAGATTGTTGGTTGTCTCACATTAGGTCGTCACCATCGGCAAAATACAGATCAGAATTCCGTTGTGTTAAATAGGTTATGCTACAGGTCTGATTATTCTGTTGTGGGTGGATCTGAAAGATTGTTCTCATATGCGATTAAATGGGCTAAAGACAATGGTTATAGTCGTATAATATCCTGGTCTGATAATGCTACTTCATCTGGGAACATTTATAAACGATTAGGTTTTATTGAAACTAGCTTATACCCGCCTGATTATTTTTATTGGATAAAAAACAGCAATAGTTATCGCAGTAAACAAAATAGCAAGAAACCTAAAGGGTGCATGATGTCTGAGAGAGATTTTAATATAAGTAATGGTTTATATCGCATTTGGGACTGTGGAAAGAAGCGTTGGGTATATAATATTAATTGAGAGCACACCGTCGTCACTTCCCTGCAGGTGGATCACTAGATCGCCAAAATAAATTAAGCGGTGAATCTTTTTTGTGATTAATTTATTTGGTCGAAACAATGCTGTCTAGCCAAGTTCTGGTTGCAGGATATATTCTTAGGATGGGTTTCCTCAAGAAATTCTCAACATAAAGAGCTTCGGCATTAATTATAAGAGGTTTTTATGACCAAGAGTATTATTTTTTTGTATTGATCGAGATTTTGTTCGTAAGATTAAATTTTCATATACAGATGAATTAGGAAGAAAAACAGAATATACCATATATCATGCCTATCCTACCTTGGCCCATTTTGTGGCAGGACTTATTCCTGACAATGTTAATCCTTGCTCTCATGGGGAAAGATCAATAAGGGGCAAAATCCCTAATGATATACGTGAGACAGTAGAAACTGAGCCTCAAAACTTTGTATTGGTTAATCGTGGCAGCACGATACTGAGTTCAAGAGTTCACTTTAATGAATAAAGTGGAAAATGGTTTTATATTTTGATCAGTTTGAAAAGCCTGATCCTATTCATGGTATAGTTGATGGTGCTACAACTGATGCTGTTATAAAAGATATCCAAAACGATATTGCCAAGTCTTTATTAGGTGAAAACGGTCAATTTTCTGATTTAATTACACAGGACCTATTTTCTCCAACAGATGAAAATGGTGAATTATATCAGTTAGCAAAGGCTCGTGTGCATTTGGAAATTATATCAGGCATTAAAGACAAAAGTGTTATTGCTAAATTAAGTCAAGGAAGGAACACCAGCACACAGGTTAAGAAAGAAACCATGGCTCATTTTAATGGACATTTTGATTGGATAAAGGAAATTTTAGATAAACAAAAGTATGGTGTTAATATAGGATATGAAGAAAATGCAGATTCAGACATTGATAAGTGTTAGCTATTGTTAATTTATTTCATGAAGAATATCAGGATGGGGAAAAATCTCTTTATATTTCTTATGTTAATAGATCTCAATTATTAAATGAACGAATAATTCCCAATTCTAATAATGCTAATGTAATAGAAGGATTTAAGAAATTGAAGAATATTATTCCAGACATTTTAGAATTGAGAGATATAATTATATCTGCTTTGCCTAAGATTTATAACAGTACAGGTGGAAAGTTTGGGGGGCTTGGAGGACCTAGTAAACCGATTTTTCGTAAATACAGGAAGAAAGAAGTTCTAGAATTTACGAATTTAGAACATGAATATCGTGTGCCGAATGGTGTTTTATATCCTTTATTGGCCTCTATGAGGGTATGAATAGGTTATAAGAATAATTTAGCATATTGGAAATACGATCCGAAAGCTTTTTGGCAAAAATGTTCAACATCTTTAGTGAAACAAATGTTTGATGAATTTGTTTCAAACAATTATGCTGGAAATCATAATGCTTATGGACGTTCCCCCGCGGCATATTTATTTACAAAAGCTGAAAACCTGTTGTTAAAAACACTAGATTTTGACGCTTCAAAAGCAACATCTTTCCATAAACATGCTAAACAATTAGTTAGTTAATTGTAAACAATTAGTTATTTAATTGCATAATAATACAGGTAGTTTCTTACCTGTATTATTTTTTTATTAAAGCTTGAAATATTCTTTTGATATAACAATAGCAGTAGTACTGTTGTTTGTTAGCGATGCAGACACCTATTAGGATCATGTTATGCTGGTGTTTGGGTGTCTTGTTTCGGGGAATTGGATGGGATCCAAGCTTCTCTTTTGACTTGAATTATATCACCATTAGAACAGTAAATATGTATATTGCCCCAATCTTCAACTTTTATAACATCTATTCATTTACCGTCTATTTTGACTTTTAAATTAGACTTTCTATCTTTGTACTTTCGGATATCTTTTGCTTGAATGGTTTCTTCATTTGCTTTTGTCGGTAGTTTATCTTGCCAGGCATCATATACTGCTTGCGAACAATGTACTGTTGGATTCCAATCTTCTGGTATTTTAAAATTTGTTTCAAATATAAAATTTACTGCACTATCTAAAACCTCAGTTGGATAACCATATTCATTATGAAACAGATTCCTTAGATGTTTTTGTGCTCTCCAGGGTTGAAATTTGTTTTTTGCTAAACTATATTTTAATTGTGGAAGTAATGGATATTCGCATTTTATATGGTTAGTACTATATCTACTAATTTTCCAACCTAATATTTTAAGCCTTTCTATTATTGTAGAAAGGTTTAGACCTGCATCAGAAGCAGTTTTTATCCATCCTGCTTGATATCCAATTTTATACTAATCTGACTTGGATATCTTGATCTTTTTCATTTTTTTCATATTTTTAGCGTCCTTCAGCCAAGACTTCTCTTTTCTTTGTTTTCTCGGATCATTCTGCTTTTCTTTGTCAGAACGTATTGTCTGTGTGTTAGTTGGTCGTGCCCCTGTCTCCTGACGCTGTAACCACTCAAAATGCCTTCTTCTTTTAAGCTCATCGAGAATAGCTGGTTTTTTATGCTTCTTAGCTGATTTTGATTTCATATGTATATTATAGTTTGATCTAAAATATTGTTTTAATTTTATTAAAAAAATTCCTTTATAAAATAAGCTATGGATTTTTATCCATAGATTATTATGGTTTACATTTTCTAAATCCCTGTAAACTCTAAAATTCGCAGTAAAGTTCGCGGCAAACCAGTGCTAGAAAGGAAACCATAAACGTCTTTGCAGAACAAGAATATCTTTCTCAGATTCTACAAATTATTGTTGAGTTGTGGAATGCATCTGGTAAAACAATGGTTATAATAAAATCATTACTGCAGTGGTTCTGGAAATATAAATTTCCACCAAATACAGACTTGCGTAGGGCTAACGAAGAAAAACCTTATTACTAATGGGCAAAAAACAAGGATTGAAAAAAGAAATTCTAACGGTTATGGTTGAAACAAAATTGGGTAACGTCTGTTATGAATGGAAATTATTCGTAATGATAATAATGCCACATTAGGTGAAATGTTAATTTTTGAAAATTAATGTAATAATGGTATCTATACTAATTTGCTAGCGTGTCAAAAATCAATGAATTGAAACCAGATAGTCCACAAACAGAGGTTGGAACTGATTATTAATTAAATAAGTTATAAATCTATGTCAATAAAGACCAAGGCTATTAGGAACATTTTTAAACCCTAAAGCCTTTGCAAATTGATAAGACCACCCTGCATCTGTAGCAATTTCTTCAATAATAGCATGAGGAACATTTTGGACCCCTAATCTTTTAGCAAAATAAACAGAATATATTTTGGAACTCTAAGTATTCTGCAAAGTCATAAGACCATTTTGGATATGTATTAATTTTGTTAATAACTATAGCAGAAAGATTTTTAAATTTGGTGTCTTTAGTAAACTTATAAAATATTGTATTCCTTTGTCGTTTAGCATTGCTGTTAACATTGGATTTAAAATTGGATTTAAAATTGCTACTGTTCCAGGTACTTTTTTGTCTAATATTTTTTCTATTTGCTATATTGGTAGAGTGCTTTCTTTATTTACTTGTGAATATTTTAACACTTTATATCGTTGCATAAATACCTTTATATTATTCCCGTAGTTGTTTTATGTATTTCAGATTTTACTATATTATATATATCAGTATAAATTATTCCAAAAGACATATCTAATTTGTTAATAAAATTCTTGATATGATTATATTGTTGAAGTTTCATATAACGAGGGGTATAGATATATAGGTCCACATCAACGTTGTATAGTACTGGTGATTTAATTTCATGCATATTTCTTGCTACTTGACCTTCTTTAATTATGATTTCATAGGTAAACATTTCTCCACTATTATTGTTAGTAAAAGGTTGTAATAAGAAAGTGTCTTCTCCAAAAAGTGTTTGTTCTTTATGCTCTTTAGTTTTCGAAATAGGCAATAAAATATTTTCTATATATGAAGTAATTTTATCTTTTATGTTTGCATTTTGTGTCTGTATCGTAACTCCAAAAATTTTACCATGAGGTCCATGAATGTTCTCGGTATATGGCCGCATCGGTACTTCTATATGCCAACATGTATTGAACCTTACATTTGTGTGTTCATCAAAAACTTTAAAATTTGATAGCATATCTTCTAAAGGAAGAATGTCTTCATATACTTTTTGGAGAGGTTTGCAATTAATTAAAATATTTCTACAATTGTGTGCAATTTTTAATATATTCTCATCGAATTCTTGCAATATTGCAGACAACCCTTTTAAATCATCTGGATTGTCAACAGAATATTCAAATTGCACTTGTATCCCCCGTTCATTTAATCTTGTGTCTTGAATGTACAAACCATCAAAACATTTTTGTGATAATAAACGGTTGATGTCTTGTATAGTGTCCTCATTGTTCCACAATGGTAAAACATCTGATTTTTCTAAATTGAGTAAAATCCAAGGGATATAAATACCGCACGTCGTATAAATAAAGACATTTTCTTCTTCTTCTTCTGCTGTTGCGTATAAATATCCATAACGTAATTTTATATCTAAAATATCATCAATCTCTGCTTGCCAAATAGCAGCATGATTGTGATTTTCTGCATTACGTAAATTTTTTGTATCTTGTTGATCTTTAAAAAAGATATTTGTTAATTTAGAGGTGTTTGTATCTGTATATCCACCACCATATAATATAAAATGTTCATATCTAGGTGCTCCTCTGTATTTTTTAAACAAATCAGCTTGTTTTTTTCTTGCTATATCTATTACACTTTCTAAGAAATTGCTTATTTTGTTACCATACATTTTTTGTTCAGGAATTGCTAATTCTTCTCCAGTTTTTGTATTACATAATCTTCTTAGACGAACTCTAGAAATAGGTCTAATACCTTTTACATTACGAGTTTGATCTTCAAAAATCTCTGGATCATCTAAATTGACTTTTTGTAAATCTTCCGTCTTAACTAGATATGCAACTGCTCCACCGTTAATGGCTTCATTTATAGCACAGTAGAAATAGCTACCCCCAGG